AACTGGAACAGCAGATTGCAGAACTGAAAGAGGCTGCTCAGAAACAGGATGAGCCGAAAGCGTGGAAACCTAATGTAGAAGAAGACTATTGGTATATTTCAGAGAGTGTGTCTGCAACTAATACCGACTTCTGCGATGATGACTTTGATAATAGGGTTATCAATTCCAACAACTGCTTTCGTACCAAAGAACGTGCAGAGGAAGTCGCAAAGAAAATCCGGATGCTTCTGAAACTGGAACAGTATCATGATATGTTCTGTCCGGATTATGTGCCGGATTGGTCATCAGATGATGCAAAGTACATTGTTTGCTGTGACAAAGAAGGAAAACAATGGGATATTGGTATGAGTTTTTCAGTTATAGATGCTGCACAAGTTTACTTTGATTCAAAAGAAACCGCACAGAAAGTATGTGATTTGCTGAATGGAGAGGATGAGGAAAATGAATCGTGAAATTTTATTCAGAGGTCAACACAGGCGGAAGGGAGAAAAGGTAAAATTTGACGGTACGCCTGTTGAAAGTAAGTGGGTATATGGTGGAGTCTGTCAATTCAATGAAGACCGTTCAATTATCTATCAGACTAAACCAGAATTTCAAAAATATTCTGTTTATACAGACACCGTTGGACAGTATACCGGTTTGACTGACATTAATGGCAGGAAGATTTTCGAGGGGGATATAGTTAAATGTTTAGACACAATTAACGAGATCGAATTTAACGCAGTTGTTGAATTTGGAAATCCAAATCACGATTACAGCTGGGGCTATCAGCTTAAACATATTTTAGGAGAAAATCAGAATTTAGATATCCTATGTTGGGTTGATATGGAAGAAACAGGGGCGTTTATAGAAATCATCGGCAACATCCACGACAATCCGGAACTGGTTAGAAAGGATGAGGAAAATGGATCGTCTTACAAGAGTGATTGATTTGCACACTGCATTGCCACTTGCTACCGCCGGAATTGAAATAGAAGAAGCAGAATCGTATGCTTATGGCTATGCTGTAGATATTCTATCTGCATATGAAGATACTGGATTGACCCCGAATCAGGTAGAACAAATGAAACAGGAAAATGCAGAGCTGAAACGGCTGCTGAAACTTGCAGCAAAAGAGTTAACGCCTGATATTTGTGATTATTGTATATACAATGGTTCAAAGCATTGCGAAGAAGAAAATGCTGAATTGGAATGCGGAAATATGGCATGTCAATTCGCTTATTGGAGGCATTATGATGAAGTGAAAGGACTGATTAAAAATGGGAACGAACTGGATTCCGGTGTCTGAGAGGTTGCCGGAACATGGACAAGAAGTGCTTGGGTGTGAAAAAGATGGATTTATTACAAGGTATCGGTATGATGCAGAAGAACCGGCTTGCTGGATTGATGATCATGAAGAGTTTTTTATGATGAATGAAGTGATTGCTTGGATGCCACTTCCAGAGCCTTACAAGCCAAATGAGAAAATGGAGAAACTAAAATGAAAACAGTTATATTTGAAGTGGACGATAAATACGCAAGTGTTGTAACCGCAACATTTGCAGGAGCAAGTCCTTCATGGGGCTCAACAGAAATCAACGTAACGTGTACTGTAAAAGAAATTTTAGGAGATTGCACAAAGGTTGTAATTGATGAAAATGGAAGTGTTGTGAAAGATGAAAAAGAAACGGAATGACAAAGCTGAAAATGTCTTTGGATTTTTGATTGCGGCTGTTATACTGGCTGCTACGTACTGGTATTATTACATAAGATAAATTTAAACGGTAGTGTTGCCTATTAGAGCGATATAAAAATAGACTAATAGACAACATTGTCGATTAGAGAGGAATGGAAAAAATGGTATTTGAAAAAGCTTTTGATGAACTTTCAGAGAAAGTAAAGGTAGAAGTTGCAGTACATGAAAATGATTATATTGGAGATGACGGACTGCTGATTTGTGGTAACTGTCACACACCAAAGCAAGTCAGAGTTTCTTTTCTTGGAATTGAAAAGACACCTTACTGCATGTGTAAGTGTGAGACTGAAAAGAGAGATGCAGAGGAAAAGAAACGTCGTGAAGAAGATTTTAAACAGATGGTAGAAAGAAACCGCATGATTGCATTTCCTGACTGCAATCCGCAAATAGCTGAAAAGGACATGAGAAATTGGACATTTGCAAACGATGATAAAAGCAGACCAGAACTTACACGTGCAGGAATCAACTATGTGAGGAATTTCAATGAATTCATGCGTAAAGGAAAAGGGATTTTGCTTTATGGCTCTGTTGGTACTGGGAAGTCATACATGGCAGGATGTATAGCAAACGCATTGATCGACAAAGGCTATCAAGTGCTTATGACGAATTTCAGCAGAATTGAGCATACTGTTTTCAGTATCAGTGATAAGCAGGAATACTATGACAGTCTTAACCGTTATCACTTGCTTGTATTGGATGATTTCGGTGTTGAAAGAAGCAGCGAATATATGCAGGAAATCGTGTACAGTGTTATTGATAACAGATGGAGAGCAAAGCTGCCGATGATTGTTACAAGTAACCTTACAAGCAAGCAACTGAAAGAACCTGCAAACATAAATGCAGACCGTATCTACAGCAGAATCCTTGAAATGTGTCATCCTATCAATGTAGAAGGTGCTGACAGAAGAAAGAAAGATGCTGTTGCTGATTATGCAGCTACAAAGGCATTGCTTGGAATTTAACGTTACACAACGAAACAAAATGATGTAAAATGATTATGAAATATAAAATTGAAATTACAGAATCCTTGAAGAAAGAAGTTGAAGTTGAAGCAAAAAACGAACATGAAGCAATGTCGAAGGTTGTAGATATGTACAATAACAATGAAATAGTGCTTTATGATGATGACTATAATGACACAAGTTTTCAATATTCAAGGAGCAAAGTATGACGGTTGATATTTACAATACTGAAAACAAGTACAAAACTATTTACATTGATCCACCGTGGGAAGAAAAAGGCGGTGGAAAGATTAAAAGAGGTGCTGACAGGCATTATCCGTTAATGAGTATCAAAGACATTGCAAAACTGCCTATTAAACAGCTTGCAGATGAAAATGGTTGTCATTTGTATATGTGGACTACAAATAACTTTCTCAGAAAAGCACTCAGTCTGCTTGATGTCTGGGAGTTTGAATATGTAACTCTAATTACATGGAATAAAGACAGAATTGGATTAGGGCAGTATTACAGGGGAATGACAGAACATTGTATATTTGCAACAACAAAGAAACGGTTGCCTTACAAGGTTATAGATGGAAAAAGGCAACAAGGAAAAACAGGTTTTTTTGAAGAAAAGACGATACATAGCAGAAAACCAGAAACAATGCGAAAAATGATTGAAACGGTAAGCTATGAACCGAGAATTGAACTTTTCGCAAGAGAGAAGTTTGAAAGATGGGACTGTTGGGGAAACGAGGTGAGTTAATGGGCTATTTCATCATTAAAGCAAAGTTGCCGTCACTGAATGAATATGTGAGGGCGTGCAGGGCTAACAAGTATCAAGGTGCAAAGTTTAAGGCAGATGTAGAAGAATTGATCGGATGGGCTATCAAGCAAGCACAGGCATCCGGAAAACTATCAAACATGGGAGAAAAGCCTTGCAAGGTATACATAGACTGGCACGAAAAGACAAAAAGACGTGATGTTGACAACATACAGAGTGCACAAAAATATATTCTTGATGCGTTGCAGAAATGTGGAATCATCAAAAACGACAGCAGGAAATATGTCAAGCAGATATACCATACTGTAAACGATTCTACAGAGGATTATGTAGTTGTGAGGTTGGAGGAATGTGAAACCGAATGAAATCAAGGACAACTTGAATAAACGAGTGATATATAGAAATGAACAGGCTGGAATTGAATCTGAATACATATTGACAGGTGCTATATACAGAAAAAGCGAAAAGGGATTCTATTATCAGGCAGAAATACAAGATACAATAAATGGAAATTCTTTGATTATTTGCAAGTTAGATGAAATAGAACCAATGGAGGTATAGCACGTGAGAGAATTTGATGAAATACTGGAATTGCGTAGTATGATAACTGAAATTGACGAACGTATTGAAATGATAAAATCTGATGCAATGTCACCACATTCACAGTCAATGTCATCGTTTAGCGGTACGTCAACTCACATGACAAATCCGCTTGAAAACTACATAACAAGGCAAGAGGAATATGAAGCGAGAAGAAAAAGGCTTATTTCAGAACTTGAAGAAAAGTGGAATGCCATTGACAGCAGAATGGATGAATTGCAGATTGACAAGTCTCACAGAATGCTGATGTATTTCCGGTTCAATAGAGGTCTTTCGTGGAAAGAATCCACTGAGAAAATGAAAAAGATTGAGGGAGACATCTGGAATGAAAACAGGTCTTTCCGTTATTACAGAAAGGTTTTATCAATACTACAAAAAAATGAGTTAAAATTTGTGCAAAATGACAATTGAAAAAAAGCTGTTTTTATAATATAATATATTATAGGATTTTTCTCCAAAAAATGAAAAGCCGTTCTCGCAATAGTGGGAGCGGCTTTTTTATGTGAAAGGGTGGTGAACGTGGCAAGAACAGGCAGACCAAAGAAAGAAATTGACAAGAAACAGTTTGAAAATCTTTGTGCTCTTTTTTGCACAGAAGAGGATATTGCAAGCTTCTTTGAATGCAGTGTAGATACAGTAAATAATTGGTGCAAAAGAACATATAAAGATGAAAACGGAAAAGAAATGACTTTTTCGGATGTATATAAAAAGAAGAACTCAAAGGGGAAAGTTAGCCTTAGAAGATACCAGTTTGAACTTGCAAAAAAGAATGCTACAATGGCGATCTGGTTAGGGAAACAGTACTTAGAACAGCGTGACAATATTGATGTGCAGACTGAAAGCCCGAACATTACTATCAATGTAGAAGCGGCTACAGCGGATGATATTGTTGACGAATAAGGGGTATTGCATGTGACAGCTTTAATATTACATATGGAGTTGTAGGACGTGCAGATTACATACAAGAAATTAAAAGACATTCGACCATACGAAAAGAATCCACGAAACAATGATGCAGCAGTTGACAAGGTAGTGAACAGCATCAAGGAATTTGGTTTCAAGTCCCCTATCATCATTGATAAGAATGGAGTAATTGTTGCAGGTCACACAAGGTACAAAGCAAGCCAGAAGTTAGGATTGAAAGAAGTACCATGCATTGAAGCGAATGACCTTACAGAAAACCAGATAAAAGCATATAGGCTTGCTGACAACAAGACTGCTGAATTTGCTGAGTGGGATTTTTCATTGTTGGATGATGAACTTGACGATTTGAAAAACATTCCTGATTTGGATATGCAGGATTTCGGATTCTATATTGATGATTCCATATCATTTGATGAAATATTCGTACCAAATCAACAGCAGGAAAAGCTTGAAAAGAAAGAGCCTGTGCAGCGTATTGAAGAGCATGAGAATCAGGAACAGGATAATACAGATACAGAAACTATCAGTGAACCGGATTCAATGCAAGAGCCTGAGAGTAGCAATGAAACAGAGCAGAACAGAAATGAAGACGTGATGTATATTGTAACTGTATCGTTTAATAGAGAACATGATGCAAATGAACTTGCAGAAAGACTTGAAAAAGAAGGATTTTCATGCAAGGTAGGTGTTGCATGATGAAGTACTATGTAATCACGTCAAATCAAATAGAAGGTATGCATTGTTGGAAAGATGCACCTGAAAAGTTTAACTACCTTAAAAACGAACATAGGCATATTTTCTACATACGCTGTTTGTTCTCTGTAACTGACCCAGACCGTGAAATAGAAATCAACGAGCAGCAAAGTATCATAGAAAGAACCGTCAAAAAGCATTATGGAAACGCTATAGGTACAGGCGTTTATTTTGGCGGTATGAGTTGCGAGGATATAGCAAGATGGTGCATAGAGCAGTTTGGATGTGTTGCTTGTGAAGTACTTGAAGATGGGTTCGGTGGTGCTTATGTTAGGGGCTAACCTGAAAGTACACTTTGCAGGTTCTGACAATTCAGTAACACATATGATTTCTGCCAACCTTGCAAATGTAAACTATTCTCTTTTCACGTGCTATCCATTCATAAAAGGTAAAAAAGTAGATTCAGACATGACGTATCCGGACAATAAAATATTCGTCCCAAAACTGATACAGCCATTGAGAAAACATATCATAATGGATTCCGGTCTGTTTACATTGATGTTTGGAGCGGAAAAAGGAAATCGGCAAACTGTAAAGAGCCTTACTGAATGGCAGGACAAGACAGCAAACTTTGTGAAGCAAAACAATCTTACTTGTACTTGCGTAGAGATTGACTGTCAAAAGGTTCTTGGTGTGAAAGAAGCATGGTATTTCCGTGAAAGAATGAGAAAGGTTATGCCAAACAACAGGCATATCAATGTGTTTCACTTGGAGGACGGTTCAAAAGGTCTTGATAGATTGATTGAGTTCTCAGACTACATAGCTTTTAGTGTGCCAGAACTTAGAATACATAGACCGAAAACATACAGAAAAGACTTGAAAGCACTCACCTACTACACGAAAAACAAAAAGCCAAAAATAGATATACACCTATTAGGATGCACTGAAAATGATTTACTGAAAGACAACAAGTTTTGCACATCGTCTGATAGTACAAGTTGGCTTGCAGCAAATAGGTACGGCAGGATGGCGTATAAGAAGTATCATGTAAACGATATAAGCCAAAATGCAAGGTGTTCAATTCGTAGCAAGATAATAAACCAGTACAACCAGTACTGCAAAGATGGTCTTACAGACAAAAAAGTCAAATACATGGAAGATGCATATTTCAATGCTGTTATTTGCAGAAAGAAATATGAAAGCATGGTTGGAAGTCAAGAATAAAAGGAGTTGTTTCATATTGGCACGATTCAAAAACAAGCAAGGAATCACATCAATTACAGGACGAAAACGAATTTCATTATACTGCCCTATTGGAAAGGACTACTATACAGCGGATATTGATGTATCTTTAGTGCCTGATAAGGTAATCATGGATTATTGCGAATTGGACACATACCTGAATAATCAGAGTGGACTTAGCCTTATTATTGAGGACTTAATTGATAATGTGTACAGCCATTTACAGAGTGAATACAAGCCAAAGAGCCTTACAGTAAACGTAAAAGCATACAGCAACACTCACCTACCTGTTGAAGTGTCAAAATGCTCTGAGGATGTGGCTTGATGAAAAAGACACAAGAAAATCTGAATTTGCTTACTGTTGTATTTGTTGTAACTCTTGTAATATCGAATGTGCTTACAGGAAAGATAATTGATACAGGTATCACGCTATTCGGTTCGCCAATAACGATTGCAGGTGCTATCATTTGCTATCCTATAACGTATTTGATAACTGATATAGTCGGGGAAATATGGGGAAAGCATGAAGCAAACAAAATTGTAAAGTATGGCTTTATTTGTCAAGTGATTGCGACTATCATAATCGTTTTGACAACATACACACCTTATGTTGACAATGAGATGCAAGCGGCATATGTTAAGCTGTTAGGTCAGAACTGGGTATTTGTAGTTGGTAGCTTATCCGCTTACATTGCAAGTCAGTATCTTGACGTTCACATATTCCATAGCATTAAAGAGAAATCCGAAAAGCATAGATGGATACGAAACAATGCAAGTACAATCATATCTCAATTTGTAGATACAGCTATTTTCATCACAATTGCATTCGGTTTAGGCTTTGGATGGCTGTTTGATAATCAAATAGCTTTACTGAATATGCTGATAGGTCAGTATGCAATTAAGTTCATTGTGGCATTGATTGATACACCTTTCTTCTATCTGTTCACAATGAGACGTAAAGAAACAAATGAATAGGAAATGTTACAATGAATATCAATGTAAAGGTAAATCCGGTGTATCTACCGCATTTGAATAAACACCATTTCGTACAGATATACTATGGCGGTAGCAGTAGCGGAAAAAGCTATTTCCTATCACAAAAGATAGTACTTGATAATCTGAATGGCGTGAACTGGCTATGCTGCCGTAACGTTGCAAGGACTATCAGAAACAGTATATACAATGAAATCACAAAAGCTATATCAAAGATGGGACTTATGCAGTACTACAATATCAATAAGTCAGATATGGTTATTACGTGCAAGCTGAATGGAAACCAAATTCTTTTTGTTGGTCTTGATGACCCTGAAAAGGTGAAATCAATCACACCTGCAAAAGGCGTTCTGGAACGTGTATTCATAGAAGAAGCTACAGAAACAACCTATGATGCATATATGCAGCTTAAAAAGCGATTGCGTGGTAAGACAAGCCATGAAAAGTGCATAGTAATGGCATTCAACCCTATTCTTAAAACTCACTGGATATACAGTGAGTTTTTTGCTTTTTGGGAAGATAATAAGAACTACTATGAAAGCGATGAATACGGAAAGACAGACAAAAGCAAAGGCTACAGCTTATCCATTCTGAAAACAACATACAAGGACAATATGTTCTTGACGGACGATGACAGATCGTTGCTTGAAAACGAAACAGACCCCTATTATTACAACGTTTATTCGCTTGGTAACTGGGGAACTTTAGGGCATCTTATTTTCAAGAACTGGCATGTAGAAGACATAAGCGAACTTATACCGAAATTTGATAGGATACTATGTGGAATGGACTTTGGTTACAGTTCAGACCCTAACGCATTGATAAAAATACATCTTGATAAGAAGCGTAAGAAACTTTATGTTTTCGATGAATGGTATCAGGCAGGAATGCTTGATGATGAACTGGTTAGAGTTTGCAAATCATTCTTTGGAAGTGAGATTGTAACATGTGATAGTGCAGAATCGAAAACGATTGACTATCTATCTCTTAACAATATAAACGCTGTACCTGCTGTAAAGGGAGCGGATAGTGTCAATAGAGGTATACGTTATTTGCAAGGATATGAAATCATTATCCACAAAGATTGCCAGAATTTCAAAAACGAGATTGAACAGTACCATTGGAAAGAAGATAAGTTTGGAAATGCAATGGCAAAGCCTGTAGATGAAAACAACCACCTGATTGATGCATTGCGATATGCAGTAGAACAAGAAACACTTTTGGCTGAGGTTACAGCAGGAATGAGGATATAGAATGTGCAATCATACTTACGTCAAAGTTTATGAATTGATAGTGTGTACAAAGTGTGGAATGACATTGCTTAGCAATGGAAAGGTGTTTTTTGATAGGAAACTACCGAACTATAAGCGAAAGAAGAAAGGTAAAGGTAAGAAAAAATGAGTAGACGATTAGATCAGATATATCCTGATTATACCGCTGAACTTAGAGAACTGAACAGAAACGGATTTTCACTTGAATTGCTGTACAAGATTATCAATAAGCATAAGCAAAATTCGATTTACAACAGAAAGCTTTATGAGCGGTACATGACAATTGATGAATCAGTTCCAATCATGAGAAGAAATCCGAGATTCAAAGAAGAAAATCCTATCAATAACAAAATCAATAATGACTTTTTCAGCGAAATTGTTGATTTCAAGACAGGATACTTTGCAGGAAAACCTATTGCATATGGATATAACAAGGGAGAAGAAGCAGAGGAAACAACAGGCGGTGAAAGTGGCGTTGATGAAGCAACAAAGCTGATTACAGACTTTACAACGAGAAACAATATGTACGGCGTTGACATGGAAGTTACAAAGAATGCAAGCATATGTGGCTATTCAGGTAGGCTTTTCTATGTTGATAAAGATGGAGAAGAACGTGTAATGTCAGTTCCTGCATATCAGACTATCATTCTATCAAGCACTGACATTTCAGAACCAGAATATGCAGTCAGATACTTCTATACGCTTGACATAAATAAGAGTAAAGTTTGGACTGTTGAATTTTATGACAATACCTATGTTACAACATATACAGGATATTTGACACAACTTACAGAGATAGATAAGAAGCCGCATATGTTTGACTATTGCCCATTGCAAGGAATACCAAACAACAGTGAAATGCTTGGAGATGCAGAAAAGGTTTTATCTCTGATTGATGACTATGACAAGGTTGTTTCCGATAACTCAAATGAGATTGAAAGTTTTGTTCATGCATACTTGGTATTTGAAAACTTGAATGTAGCACCTGACGTTATCAAAAACGGACAGAAAAGCGGTACATTCCAATTCAGACAAGTCGGTACGCAAGAGGGTAAAATGTATTTCCTTACAAAGGATATAAACGATGCCTATACAGAGCACCATCTTGAACGGCTTGAGGATAATATTTATCGTTTCAGTAAAACACCAAACTTGGGAGATGAAAGCTTTGGTACAGCAAGCGGTGTAAGCTTGAAATTCAAGCTGCATGGACTTGAAACAAAGTGCGGTATGTATCAAGCACAAATGATGAATGCAGCACAGTTTATGTGGAAACTGCTTGCTTCTGCATGGGCAAAAAAAGGAGAAAAGATTGACCCATTGCAAGTTACTATGGATTTCAAGAGGAACTTCCCTCTTGACACTGCAACAGAGGCACAAACAGTACAGACACTCATTTCAGCAGGCATTCCGAAAGAAGTTGCTTACAGTCAGCTTTCTTTTGTTGATGATGTGGACTATGTGCTTGAATTGATAGAACAAGAGCAGGAATCCATTCAAAGCCTTTACGATGTAGGAAACGATAACGAACAGGATGACGAACAGGATGAAAGCAACAACTTTTTCAACAAAAAAGAAGATGACGAACAGGATGATGAAAAAGAAAAGAATAAAAAGTAAGGCGGTGATTGAATGTCTATTCCATCAAGAGCAAGGCTTGCAAGATACTATGCAGAATTGCAGAAGATTGAAGACCACCGCTCACTTACTGCTGAAAGAAACATACAAAAGCTATACAAAGAAATGCTTACAAATTTGCAAGGCTTTTTAGGAACTGAATATGCAAAGTATTCAGAAGACGATGTTCTTACATATGCTATTCTTGCAAGAAAGGGAGAATATGCACGTTTTCTGGAAGAGGTTCAATCAAAGGTAAATGGAATTGTTCCATCTGTAAACAAGGAAATCACGAAAACTGTGAAAGAAGTATATAGGCTTGCGTATGAAGGTATGGTAAACGCTGTCGCAAATTCTGTGAATGATGCTGACCTTGCAAAGCGGCTGAGTGGAATCCATCTTACAAATGCAAAGGTTATCAAAGCGGCTGTAAAAAATCCTGTTGATAAGCTTACACTTAACAATGTGCTTGAAAAGAACAGAAAGCAAATAGTGTACAATATCAAGAGTACTATCACAAACGGCTTGATGAATGGTGATAGAATGTCAACTATGGCACGTAAAATTCAAGACGATGTAGAACAGAACTATCGAAAAGCTATGCTGATTGCAAGAACAGAGGTTCACAGAGTACGAGAAACAGGACATGACGATTCTTCAAACTCTATTGATGATGTGTTGAAGTCAGAAGACTATGATTACAGAATGGTTAAAATCTGGCGTTCAAAGCAGGATTCTGCTACACGTAGGACAAGCAAAGCAAATCATGTAAACATGCATATGCAGACAGTATTGCAAGATGAAGAATTTGATTTGGGAAATGGAGTAACAGCACCTTGTCCTGGAAAATCAGGAAAAGCATATCACGACTGCAACTGTCGATGCCGTGTATCAAGAAAGCTTATGAGTGACGATGAATTCTTTCAGGCAACAGGGCGGCATTTCAAAAATGTTGAAAAACCAAAAAAAGAAAAGAAACAAGAAAAGCCTGCTCTGGAAACAAAAGAAACCGAAAAGCAGCAAATATCATTTGATAACTTCCCTACTACATTCAAGCAGAAAACTGCAAAAAAACAAACGCAAAAGTTTGTTGATTATGTCAATAGTATTGATGGTGCTGACAGTGATATGATTAAGATATACGACAGCATTGGAAAGATTGAAAACATTGAAAGAAATGGAGTACCGTTCAAAGTATCGTACACCAAAAGTGGTCATTCTGTTGGATATGGATACAGACGTAGTAATGGAGCACTTACAGAAGTAAAGGTGAAAATACCAAAGCTTGACGGAGATGACATAACCGGAGCAGCACAAACGACAGCACATGAAATGGGACACTACATTGACTTGCTTATGAGATCGGATGCAGACAAGTATAACGACTGGATAAGCACAAGACATGGAATGGGTGCGGCTATTGATAAGAGCAGACGTGGTATTTCAGATGAAATCAGTGAGTTGTTCAAAAGAACAAACGAGCAGATTAAGGAAATACGAAAAGAAGTAAAAGATAGATACGCTGCAACTATAGCAACATACAAAGCAGAAAATGCAGACGTTGTTTCAAATATGTTTTCTGACTATACATCATACAAGAAATATCAAAAAGGGCTGAAAAAGTTGTATGATGAATGTGAGGACGTGATTGATTATGAAGTAAGAAACAAAATCGGCGGTGTAAACTCATTGCAGGATATTTACGATGCACTTTCAAAAGGCAGCTATCGTAATAACGGCGTTGTAACATATGGACACGGTGCAAGGTATTACAGCAAAGAGGAAAACCAGATACATGAAATATGGGCGAACTACTGTGCATTAAGTCTAACACGTCCAGATTTAATTGAAATGCTGAAAGCCGATAAACCTGAACTTGTTGCAGTTCTTGAAACAATCAAGGCGGAAATACTGAAAAGGATAGGTGAACTATGATGAACAGTGCTGAAAAGAAAATCAGAATCATGGATTTACTGTTTGAAATTGATGACACGGTTTTCAAGCAGTTTTTTGACATTGAAAGCGATGAAATGCTTGATAAAAAAATTGACGTTCTTGAAAAGCTTGCAAGCGGTTTAGTACCTGCTGATATACCAGATTACTATGAAGTACTTGAACTATACCCAAAAGACGGAGAAATGTGGGATTGATTAATAATGCACAAATTTACTGGCTTATTTTTGTGAATTATGCCAATAGATAAAAAGTAGCATAAATGCTATAATGTTATTGGTGTAAAAAGCACCTGACATTTTTTCATGTTCAATTTCATTCCTTTTTTCCCTTTTCTTATAAACGATGGCTGTTTTTCAGTCATCGTTTTATTTTTGAATAATTAGCCAGTTTCTACATGGAACTGGCTTTTATTATTAGAATCTATATGGTTCACAACAATTTCTATATGGAATTTGGAGGCACACATGGAAGACAACAAATACTTTACAAAAGACGGTCTTTTGCGAATCAGTATGCAGTACTTTGCTGAAAGTGCTGATTCTGGAACAGGAGATACCGGAAACGATTCTGGCAGCAATGCAGACAATCAGAATGGTGCTACAGACACAAACAACGATAACAACAACTCAAACACTGTTGATATTGAAAAACTTGTACAGGCAAGAGCGGATAAGCTTACAGCGGAATCCGGAAAGAAAATTGCAGCATTGCAGAAAGAACTTGAAAACCTGAAAAAGGCAAACATGACCGCAGAAGAAGTCAAGAAACTTGAAATGTCACAGAAAGAAGAAGAACTTGCAGAACGTGAGAAGATGATTTTTGACAGGGAAAACAGATTGACAGCAATTAAGGCTATCAAAGCGGCAGGTCTTGACGATGGAAGTGACATGGCTCTTGAACTTGTTGATTTTGTAATTGCTGACAATGAGGATGCTATCAATAACAAGGTTAAAGCATTCGGCAACCTTGTAAAGAAGTTTGTAAAAGCAGAAGTTGACAAGACATTCAAGCAGAACGGCAGAAATCCTAACGGTGGCGGTGTTAGCGGAACGGATGATGGAAAAGGAAAAAATGATGTAGCTGACCGTCTTGGTAAAGAAATGGCTGCAAGACAAAAGAAGTCAAACGATGTTCTGAAATTTTATACAGGAGGTAAACAGTAATGAAGTTCAAGAATACAAGTATTGAGAATACAAAAGAAATTCTTGCGAACGATCACTATGTTGCAATTCCGTATGACTGTTCAAGCTTAGAAGCTGACAGTGACGGTATTGTAAAGGCTGGCACAATTGTTCCGGCGAATGATGCAACGGCTATCGGTGTTCTGCTTTACGATGTAAAGAAGAATGATAATCCGAATGGTTCTGTTGTAGTTCACGGCTTTATCGTAAAGAGCAAGTTGCCTGTTGAACCTGCTTCTACGGTAAATATTCCTATGATTAAGTTTATGTAAGGGGGAATCAAAATGAGACTTTCTGATGTGTTCAATGCAGAAGCAATCGCATTGAATTATACCAATGCAGCAAGTAACGCTATTCCGTATCTTGGTACTGGGTTCTTTCCGTCTCAGAAGAAAGCAGGTCTTGACCTGAAATGGATTAAGGGACACAACGGACTGCCTGTATCTCTTATGCCGTCTGCATTTGATGCAAAGAGTACTTTCCGTGACCGTGTTGGTATTTCTATGAGTGAAACAGAAATGCCGTTTTTCCGTGAATCCATGCTTGTAAAAGAAAAGGATGAGCAGGAAATCATGCGTGTGCAGGATGCAAACGACCCATACGCTACGCAGGTGCTTGATAACATTTTCAACGATTCAAAGACACTTGTTGACGGTGCAAATGTAGTGCCTGAAAGAATGATTATGCAACTGCTTGCACCGCTTGACGGTAAGGTTGGCATTGAAATCAAGGCAAATGGTGTTGACTACACTTACAACTATGACCCTGATGGTAGTTGGAAAGCAGAACACTATGCAAAGATTACTACAGATTCTGACAAGTGGACTGCTGCTGCAACGTGTGACCCGATCGGAGACATTGAAACAGCACTTGATGCACAGGAAACAGCAAGCGGAAATCGCCCTGAAATCCTGCTTATGTCAAAGGCTACTTTCAATCTGATTAAGAACAGTGAAAGCGTAAGAAAGAATGTTGCTGCATCTGCCGCACTTATCAATGCAGGTATTGCAAGCGATATTCACTATACGACTGCAAGAGTACAGTCTTACATTGAGAGTGAACTTGGTGTAAGAGTTGTAATTTACAATAAGCAGTTCAAGGATGAAACAGGAACGGCGAAAAAGTTCTATCCGGATAACATTGTCATGATGCTGCCGAATGGTGCAATCGGTACAACATGGTATGGCACTACACCGGAAGAGAGAACACTTTCAAGCAAGTCTGATGCAGATGTATCTATTGTCAATACAGGCGTTGCAGTAGCAGTAACGATTACTGATGACCCTGTAAACACAAAGACAACGGTATCTGAAATCGTGCTGCCGTCATTTGAACGAATGGACGAATGCTATGCTATTGAGGTTGCCTAAAGAGGTGAAAAGCTATGGGATGCAAGAAAAGAAAGCCAAAGCCAAAGAATAAGTGATAATCACATAGATTGTGAGGAAAGCAAAATATGAAATATCCGTATTCTGTAAAGCACAATGGGAAGTGGTATCGTCCTAATACGGATGTGCCAGATGAAACAGTTTCCAAAAAGGAAACAGTTGAAGCCACGGAGCAGGAACAGAAAAAGACAAGAAGAACAGTCAAGAAGTAGGTGATATTATGACAGTAAGTGACTTTACAGATGCAGGAATACCTATTGAGGACACTCCTACAGCATTATTGTATGCAGAAGCTGCACTTAGCTGGATTGAACATAATACAAAACTGAAAGTTGACAGAGATAACCTTGCTGCATTGCCATCAGGTGCAAAGCTGTTCATACTTAAGTATGGAGAGGTAATGACAACAGACGTTACAGTTACAAGTGAAAGTCTGGGTGGTATGTCTCAAAGCTTTAGCACTGAAACAAGGTGGAATTTACTGTATGACCTTGCATGGGAACTGTTAGGCGAATACATGCTTTCACAGGTTAAGTTCACCGCTGCACAAGATAGATGGGAATGATGAAATGAGCGTTCGATTCAAAACAACTGTAAACAAATTTCCTGATATGGAGAAAGCATTGAAATCTATAGACGGAAAGAAAGTTAATGTTGGAGTAAAGGGTGAACATGCATGGCTTGCATCTATCCATGAGTACGGCTGCACTATTCATATAACGCCTAAAATGAGAGCATGGCTGCATAGAAACGGTTTCCATGTAAAGGATTCTACGACACAGATCGTCATTCCAGAACGGTCTTTTTTGCGTTCTGGATTTGACGAATGCCATCTTGATGCGATAGAACAGGGTGAAAGAATACTACCTATTGTTATCGAGGGCAATCTGTCAGAAGACCAATTATATGAGGTTGTCGGTAGTGCACTGAGAGATGGTATACAGGACTTTGCAGAGGATATGGCATCACCTGCTAAACATCCATTCACGCTTGAAAGAAACGGCGGTAAAGCTGATTTGCTTACAGATACAGGCGACATGATAAACTCAATTGAATGGGAAGTTGAATAATGAAAAAGTTATATGATTTCAGAAGACTTATTGAAAAATATAGCGTTGACTTTTTGCTTGTTACTGAGGAAGACGGCGGCTATTATGGTGGAAAACCTGTTGCCGGAACAGAAACAGTAACAGAACGGAGAGGTGCGATTGTCCCTATATCTGATAAAAAAATCTATCAAAGCGGTGGCACTCTTACCGATAAGGACAGACAACTTTTCATGAAAACACCTATTGATGAATCACTTGAAAAGTCAAGTGTGAAATACAAGGGGTGCAAGTACAGCATTGAGCAGGAAACGAACTTTGATGATTATGCAGATGCATATATCTACATTTTGAAGTGGGTGAAAAACTTTGATTAGTTACAGACAAAATGAAATATTGATTACAGAGGGATTGCAAGATTTTCTTGAAAAGAAAGGTTTCAATTGTCCTGTTATCATGTCAAACTTAGTCAAGCCTGCTCCAAAATATCCGTATCTTTCCTATACCGTTACAAGCCCTGTTATATCAGATGCAAAAGGTTACAGTATTGCAGAAGACGGTACACGGTTCAAACCGATGGTGCAAGTATGGAGTTTTACAGCACAGTCAAGCGATGATGTAGAAACATTTAACGTTGCTATGAATGCATACAATTATTTTGCATTGTCTGGAACTGTGTACTTAAACGACAACAGAATAGTAGTGCAAAGAGTAGGAAACATCACGAACAGAGATAACCTGCTGACTATAGAATATGAATATAGACGTGGGTTTGACGTTGAATTCCTGCTTATGCATGAAGTAAATGAAAATGAATCAGAATGGGAGGGAGCAGGCGTTATTGAAACGGCTGTTATTTCTCATACAGTAGAAATATAAGGAGGTTTACAATGGCTATTGATGTAAAAGTTACTATCAATCAGGCTAAACCTGTATTAAGTTCTGGGTTTGGTTTTCCTCTTATCTTTGATGGGAAAGCAACTACAGCAATCCCCTACACTGAATGCTCTGGAATTGATGAGATTATCAGGTGCATTGGTGGAATCACGTCAGAAGATGATGAGGCAACTATTGAAACAAAGACAGAAGCGGCAAAGGAAACAGACCTGTACAAAGCTGCTGCATTGATGCTTTCTCAATCGAATCCACCTAAAACAATTGCTATTTGTGCAACAACTACAGCGGCTACAACAGGGCTTGCATCCATCCTGTATCAAGGTTGGCGGCAACTTGTAGTTGTAAGTGCTGGAAAAGATGGTGAAGACACAATGCAGAAGATTTCTGAGTACATCGAAACTACAAGAGATAAGATGTACTTTGCTTCTGTAGATTCTGTAACTGATCTTTCTGGAGAAGGTGCAATCTCAAAGAGAGATAGAACAGTTATCCTCTGCCATAAGGACATCAATGCAGATATTAAGTTTCCAGAGGCTGCACTTGTCGGTGCATCAGCAGGAAAAGCAGCAGGTTCTATCACATACAAGAATCTGATTTTGAGAGGTATCACGCCAAAAGTACTCACTGATACACAAATCAATGCTATTCATGATGCACATGCTATGGCATTTGTCCTTAAAAGTGGAGATGGTGTAACGTCTGATGGCAAAGCAACAAGTGACGAATACATTGACATCATTGATTCAATTGATTTCATCGTACAGAACATTGAGTACCGCACTCAAAAGATTCTGAATACATACGACAAAGTACCGTATACAAACGCTGGAATTTCAGTACTGGAAAATGCATGTGTAAGTGTATTGCAGGATGCAGCAAACAACGGCATCATTGCACTTGATGATAACGGTGTACCTGATTACTCTGTATCTTACAAGAAAAGAAGCGAAACAAAGGAATCTGACAGGGCAGCAAGACGTTATGTTGAGGGGTCTTTCAGATTCGCTCTTGCAGGTGCAATTCACACAGTTGAAGTTGTCGGAGAAATTGAGATTTAAGGGAGGTAATGAACCATGTTATCTACTCAGTACAATGCAAAGGACTGTGTAATCACTGTTGATGATGTGTATATCACAGGTGTTGGTACTTCTATTGTTACTGGTGAAAAGGATGAACAGATGTTTTCAACGACTGTTGGTGCACAGGGCGATGTTTGCATGAATGAAACAAACAATCCTCTTGGTACAATTACAATCACTGTACAGGCAACCAGTCCACAAAAGCCGTATCTGTTAGACCTTGCAAAGTCCGGTAAAATAGTATCTATCTGGGTTGTAAACAAGTCTTTGCAAGAACGCATGGGCGGCACACAGGCACGTATCAAGAACTATCCGTCAATGGATCAGGCTGATACCGTAAGCGACAGAGCATTTGAATTTCAGGTGTTCGACTATCTCGTAGAGAATACAGACTAAAAAATATATCATGCGAATGAAGTAAGATGGATTGCAATTCATCTTACTTTTTTTGCTATATGTTCAAAAGGAGCGTATTGAAATGGAACAGTTCAGTAAGGTAACAAAAGAAATCAATGGTGTAAAGTATACAGCACAGTTTAACGGTCTGAGAGAGGCAATGAGAGCACAGGCACAGTGCAGAGATGAAAAAGTACCATCTATGCAGAATGCTGAAAAGCTTGCAGACTATATTCTTTCAAATGTTATTGTTGAGCCGCACGGCTTGACAATTGAAAGCTTTAATTCTTTCGATGAATTGAATCCTGTTATCACGTTCGGTGCAAGGGTGCTGAACGGCAACTTTCGTGAAGAAAAGGACACCGGAACAACTACAGGAAGAAGCAAGAAGTAAATGGAAATTGTGGCGTTTAGTCATGTCTGAAAAGTTTTCTTACGATACAGTGTTTAACGGCATGACAATGGATGAAGTTGACGAAGCAAACGCTGCATTAGACTTGTACGAAGAAGCAATAGAACGTGCAAATAAAAGATAAGGGGGGTTCAATTTGGCTGGAAATGTGATAAGGAAAGACATTGTTCAAATCGGTTTTGAAGTCGATGAATCCCCTGTAAGCAGTCTTGAAAGAACTCTAAACGGTATACAATCGGACGTAAGGAAAACAGCAACTACAGCTGATAAAGCGGCTAATGAAGTATCACAGTTAGGAAACGAGTTCAAAGATGCTGCCAGAAGTGCGAATAAATTAAGCAATGAAAGTGTTGATGGATTAAGCAGTGACTTGAAACATGCTGCAAGTTCAAGTGATAAGTTGTCTAAAAGCTTGAATGAATCATCAAATGAAGCAAATTCTCTTAAAAATTCTGTTGGAAAAGGTTCAAAGGAATCGAAGTCAAGTATTGATGAACTTACTGGTTCTGTAAAAGACCTTGCTACTGCTGCATCCGGTGTTTTGTCTGCATTTGCTTTTAATGCAATCATACAGAATGTTGCAGAGGTACAGCAAGCAATCAACAAGTTGCAATCACAAACAGGTGCAAGTGCATCTGAAACAATTGCATTAGGAAACTCTGTAAAGGAACTGTATACAAGCGGTATCGGTCAAAGTATTGGAGAGGTTGCAGATACAACCGCATTAGTAAATCAGCAATTCAAGCAACTTGATACTGATACCATGCAGAGCATAACACAAAATGCAATGGTTATGGCTGATACATTTGGTACAGATGTCAATGAAACTTTGCGTGGCGTAAATGCCTTGATGGTCAACATGGGACTATCAGCAGAAGAAGCGTTTGACTACATTGCAAAAGGCACACAGAATGGACTTGATAAAAGCGGCGAACTTGCTGACAATATTGCTGAGTATTCTCAATTATGGTCGCAGGCTGGATTCTCAGCAGAAGAAATGTTTTCTATTCTGCAAAACGGTCTTGATAGTGGTGCTTACAATCTGGATAAAGTAAACGACTTTGTAAAGGAATTTGCTATTTCCCTTTCAGATGGTCGTATAGAAGACAACATAGGCAGCTTTTCAGAACGCACACAAGAATTATTTGCACAATGGCAAAAAGGCGGTGCAACTCAAAAAGAAGTATTCCAGTCTGTCATCAGTGATCTTTCATCAATGACAAATCAGCAAGAGGCACTTACTGTTGCTTCTACTGTCTGGAGTGCATTAGGTGAAGATAATGCGATGAGAGTTATTACATCGCTGAATAATGTAAATGATACATACAGCAATGTAAAAGGAACGATGGAATCCATAAATGAAATTCGATATGATGACATTGGTACATCGTTTGAAAACTTGAAACGTAGTGCAAGTGGATTGCTTACAGAAACGCTTACACCTGCTGTAAGTAGTTTGAACAACGTTCTTTCAGATGGGTTGAATTGGCTTACAGAGTTTGCAAAAGAGCATGAAGCACTTGCACAAGGAATTGCAGTTGCAACCGCTGCCGCCGGATTGCTTACAGTCGGATTGATTGCTGTAGCAGGTGCTGTTACTGTTGTTAAGGTAGCTGTAGATGCACTTAACATTTCATCTGGTGGAGTTCTTAAAATCATTGGTTTGGTTGTCGGTGGCGTTTCTCTTTTGGCAGGTGCTATTGTAGGACTTACAAAGTATTTTTCAGATGGTGAAGAAGAAGTTGAAGACTACAACGGAACTCTTTCTGAATGTAGAAGTGAGATAAAATCATTAGAAGCTGCACACAAAAAGGCTGCCGAACGTTACGGCGAAAATTCTGATGCTGCAAAAGACCTTGAAAAGCAAATAGAAACGCTGAATGCACAGTATGAAAAAGGTGGCGGCTATGTTGCAGAGTTGCAGCAACGTGTAGATGAAACGTCTGAATCATACAACGAACTTAGCAAGTCACAGCAGGATTCTATGAATGCAATCGACAGTTCAAGAATACAGGGATTGCAAGCAGTTTCCATGTTAGAAGCATTGTCTTCTAAAGCAGAGATAACATCTACAGACCTTGACACAATGTCAAAGTATGCAGATTATCTGAATGACACATTCAATTGCAATATCGTTGTAAACTATGATACCAAAGAACTTACAGGATTTGACCCTAAAGCAATATCACAGACGATTATCAATGCTGCAAATGATAACCGTGTACAACAGGCTATGGACTATCTTTCCGGTGCTGATTTTACGAACGATTACATTGACCAGTACAAAAATCTGATTGACATACAAGCAGAGAAAAAATCATTACAAACAGAACTTGACCAACTTGTAAAGAACGCAGAATACACTAATGTACGTGGTAACAGATTATATACAGGTGAAGATGCCGATCGCATTGCTGACTTGAAACAGCAAATAGAAGACCTTAGTAGTGCTGAAAGTGATGCAAGAACAGAAGTAGATGCAATGAATGCTTCTATGGATGAATACGGTGCTATTGTAGATAGTAGTGGCGAAACAACAAAGATTCTGAGGGATGCATTGCAAGATGCGGCTGAGAGCGGTAACGACTATATACAAGCAACAGAGAATGCAACGGCGGCTTCATCAGATTTTCAAGATGCTACAAGCAAGCAGGACGGAATAGATGCTGCGACTGCTGTTTTAGGCGAATATTCAGACAAAATCTATGAACTTTGTGCTGCATATGATGAAGCGTATGTTTCAGCACAAGAAAGCTTTGCAGGTCAATTCGGGTTATTTGATGAAGCAAAAGCAAATGCAGAATCAACAGTTGCAGCAGCACAGGCAGCACTTGATTCACAGCTTTCATATTGGAACACATACAGTTCTAACATTGAAACGTTAAGAAACATTTCTGCTTCTGACTTAGGCATTACACAAAGTAACTATGATGCATTGATAGCATATGCATCATCTGGTTCAGAAGAAGCAGCAGGTCTTGTACAAAGCATGGTCGACAATATCAATAGTGGCAATACAGATGCAGTTGCAGAACTTGCTACTACAATCGGAGAGGTACAGACGGCACAAGACACGGCTGCAAGCAATACTGCTGCATGGCAAACAAATATGGATCAGCAGATGCAGCAAACAGTTACAAATATGCAGAACGCTGTAAATGACTTGAACTTATCAGGTGAAGCGGCAGCGGCGGCAGAGGCTACAATGAATGCTTATATCGGTAAAATACAGTATAGTACAAGCGGTGCTGTATCGGCAGCACAGGGAGTTGTTAATTCTGTACGTGCTGTATTTTCAAGTGCAAGCCTTTCATTCGGTTCTGGCGGTGTAAGTGGTTCTGTAAGTGTTCAAGGAAATGCAAGCGGTACTACTGATTCCGATGATGTGTTTATTGCAGGTGAAAAAGGTGCTGAATTGGTCGTTGGTAAGCAAGGAAGTACTGTATTTCCTGCATCTGAAACAAATAAGATTATCAGTGCTGTACAAGACTATGCAGGTGGTTACAGACCGGATAGCGGACGTTCAAGCGGAAAATCAGTACAGAGCAACACGACCTATGCACCACAGTTTGTTTTGAATATGAACGGTGCAAGTGCTACAGACGGAAACAAGCGAATAGTTAAGAAGTGGATTAAAGAAGCATTTGATGAAATGTTCAATAATCTTGCAAGCGATAACAGGGCAGTTGTGGAGGTGTAACGGTTGGCTTATATTAACAATATGTATGTGTTTGTCGAAAAAGAAGATGTATCAAGAGGCGTTGAAGTATCAGAGCATCCAGTAGAGACAGGGCTTGATATTACAGACAACATCAAGCGTTCCCCTGTTTCTATTTCTATTTCTGGTGCGATTGTTGGAGATGATGCAAAAAGCATTCTCAGCAAGCTGATAGCGTTACACCAAAACGGAAAGTTTGTAAAGTATACAGGTCGTAATATTTTAAGCAATGCAATTATTTCAAAGTTTGACACAGGTCATCCGAACACGATAAACGGTGGCTGTGAGTTCAGCATGGAAATCAGAGAAATACGCATTGCAAAGAATGCGTATATTGCACCTGTAACGAACGTGTCAGAGCCAAACACAACAAAGAAGCCTACAGTAGGTGGTACACAACAGGTCGAAAAGAACAATGACGATGCTGTATATTACACTGTAAAAAAAGGCGATTCTCTATGGGGAATCGCTGTTTCTTTTTATGGTAACGGTAGCCTATACACAAAGATTTATGAAGCAAATGGAAAGCCTGCTGTTATTCATCCGAACGATAAGCTTTTGATACCATAAGGGGTGATAGAATGAGAAACAGGATTCTGATACAAAAGGCATTAGTTCCCTATTCGTTCGATATTCTGCTTGCTTCTGAGTGGTTCAATTTTCGTATTGATTATAATGAAACTGTTGACTTGTTCACTGTAACGCTGTCAAGAGATGGTGAGGTTATCGTGTACAACGAACCTGTTATATACGGATTTCCGTTGTTTGCTGACTTGTACCGTGCAAGAACCTATCCTGTACTTGATATTGTACCGTTTGATGAAAGTGAACAGGAATCAGACGTTACATTCAGCAATTTCAATGAAACGGTATTTCTGACAATCGATCAGGGCGGTGATGATGTTGAAAAACAGTAGAGCGATTACAGACTTGAAGCCAAACACAAAGGTTTCAAGAATGATAACTGCTATCAAGAAACTGGATGAACAGATACAGACTGATATTGACGGTCAATTTGATTGCAAGGTGAAAATCCGTTGTGGAAATGCTGTCATATCAAGCGATGATATTGACATTGAGTTTGACGTTGAATTTGATGATAACGTAGAAGCAGATACGGCAGAAATAACGATATACAACCTTACAGATAATACAATCAATCAGTTTGCAGTAAACAACATAATCACGATAGAAGCCGGATATGGGGCAGATACAGGCGTTATTTTTACCGGATACATAACAAAGCGGAAAAGCCGATGGGAAAACGTTGACAAGGTTATGGAAGTCAGGGCAATTGATGACCAAAACCGTGAAGAAATAGAAGTAGAAAGCATTTCATACAGTGCAGGAACAAAAGCAAGCTACATTCTGAAAGACTTATGTGGTCGTGTTGGATTGCCTATTGCTGCATTCAATGTGGTTCGTGATTATGAATACACGGACGAGGTAAGCGTTGACGGTGACTTGTTTAGAGCCATACAGCAATATGCTGACGTGTGCAAGGTATCCGCTTATATTTGCAAGTCAAAAATATACGTCCGTTCTTTGAGCGATGGAGATAATACAAAGTTCGTGCTATCATCTGATACTGGTCTTTTGAGTGTAGAAGAGTTTGAGGACGAAATAGAAAGCCGTGAAGAAGGCTTTACTGATACCATAAAAGGTTTTGACGTTGAAATGCTTGGGCAACACCGCATACAAACTGCAAGCATTATCACATTGAACAGTAAGAACTACAAAGGTACTTTCCGTGTAAAAGAGGGAAAGCATAGATACAAGTACAACGACAGCTACACGACAGAAGCAAGAATAGTTGAGGTGTAACGTTATGAATCTATCTTATTTTGATACGCTTGTAGATCAGCGGCTTTTAAGTGTAAGCACTGTGTACCTTGCAAGGGTACTTTCACATGATGGCTCTGCATTCTGCACGATACAGCCATTATCATTCATTAAGGCGGTTGGTGGCAGTCCAAAAAAGCAAGCGGTTCTACCAAATGTGCCAATCAGTCAGACGGTAATCAGAACGTTGTATGAAAATGAAACGTTGCAAGGCAAAGTTGCTATTGTTGCATCCTGTGAAAGGGACATAAGCCAAACACGGAAAAACATATTTGCATTGCCATCAATCAGGCATCATAGCAAGTCTGATTCGATTGTTATAGGGTATCTGTAATGAGGTGGTAGGATGAAAGATTTTGCACTTGATAGCGTTACAGGTGACGTTATTATTAAAAGCAAGTACAACAGAGAAAAGGACATACAGTACACAGCAGACGATAAAAGCCTGACAATACAGAAAATAAGAATGGTATTAGGAACAAATAAAGGCGAATGGGCATTGAATGAAGATGAGGGTATCAATTTTTATGTGATTCTCACAAAAAATCCGTCCTATGACCAGATACTTGACACTGTACAGGATGGTTTGCACCAGATTGATGAAACGCTGCGTATCACATCATACAGTTTTGAAACTGTGAAAAGAAAACTCATTATGAAATTCACTGCATCAAACGGAAAAGATGAAGATATTACACTTTACGTTGGAGATTTCACAAATAATTCTACAAAGATACTTGTATGTGCAGAGGATGCAGAAACCGTAATGAGAAGTGGTACAGCATTAGAAGCATTGGCTATTTGTTCTACTGACAACCATCTATTCAATGCAAATAAAGGTAAGGGGGCTATTTGGTGAGACGTGTAGAAGAAAGAGCAAGAGTTGAAAACTTTTTCGACACTACTGAGAACTGGGAAAAAGCAAACCCTGTTTTGCTGAAAGGTGAATACGGTGTTGAAAAGAAAACAGGTGGAAAGCTTGCAATCAAAGTCGGAGATGGTATGACTGCATGGAAGAATCTTTCTTATCTTTATGTTCAGAGTGATTCAGCAAGCGATGCAGAGGCTATTGCAGAACTGCAAAGTAAAATCACGAACTTAGAAAATTACAGAAATGAGTTAAAGTCTCAAATTGAAGCTTTACAATCCATTTCCCATACTCACGAAAACAAAGATTTTCTTGACGGCATCGGATATGATATTGAAAGCCGATTTGAAAAAATGTATCAGACATTGAGCAGCGTTGACAAAACTTTATCAATGTCAATTGAAAATCTGGAAATTTCGGTAAACAATTTGAAGAACAGTTCCCATACTCACGAAAACAAGGAATACTTAGACAGTGTAGAAACAACTGTAAGTTCTATTGATAGCCGTGTAACAACATCTGAAAACAAAATAAAGGTGTTAGAGAACTGGCAGACAACACAAAACGAGTACATCAATGACATAAACGTAAAAATCAGTGGAATTGAAACAAACGTAAATTCTATTGATGAACGTGTTACAACCACTGAATCAAAAATAAGTGTATTAGAAAATTGGCAGACAACACAAAACGATTACATCAATGACATAAATACACGTATCAGTCAGCACGTATCCGATAACAAAGCAAGCTTTTCTGCAATAACAGACTGGATGAACGACCATACTACTTTTTCAAACAATATGAACACTGAGTTTTCAGGTCGTATTGCAGCACTTGAAACTGATATGAATAGTCTAAAGACAACACTTGAAGACGTAGTGGAGGTGTCAGAATAGTGGCAACTATAACAGAGCTTTTGAATGCGTTAAAAGTATGGAGAAACAAGCTTGCTGAAAATCTTGTAAAGATGGGTGTCACTGCAAACAGCACAGAAAAATTGAATACACTTGTTCCAAAAGTGTTGCAGATTCCAACATACGGAGGTGGTGGAACTACAAAAACTATTCTGTTCGATGCAGATAACAAAGGCAATATCTATTTGCAGTATAACAGCACTGTATATAGTCTTTCTGATTTTGTTGCACTATATCCTGATTTTTGCAGTGAATCAAATGAGTATGCGTTGAATTACAGTTCAACACTTTTAGGATGGGATGCACAAGTTTACACCTGTTCAACTACGCCGATCAGTGTGACAGATGCTACTCAGATTGCTATGAGATTTCTTTCAGGCAGTACGGAATCAGGAATCATGAGACTTGTACAGTCTGATTCTGGAACAGCAGAAGATATTTTGACAAAAGCACAGACAGATGGCAGCTACACGGATTTATCCATGCAATGGATTTATGCAAATGATTATGTTACAACTCTGACACCTTGTGATGGCGTTACAGCAGGAACGTATTATATTGTATGGGTAGGACGTTCAAATAACAGCCATGCGAAAATCAAGAGTGTTTCCGCTATTTAAGTAGGAGGATTTATGAATATCATTGAAGCTATTGAACAGCTAAAACAAGGTAAATCAATCAAGCGTATCAGTTGGGGTGATGCTACAATCCAATCTGTACAGCTTGAAAATGGTAGCTATCAGATTTTTGCAAGCGGTGACTTGAAACCTGAAATGATTGTTCTTTTGTCAGGAGATTTTGAGGTAAAAGATGAATCGTAATTGTTGGAGGTGATACTATGCCACTTACAGAAAAAGGATTTCAGCGGCTAACATACGATGATATTCTTAATATGCAGATTGACCGTGCAAAGCTACTTTTTGGAGAGGATATTGACACGACAGATAAGAGCGTTTTCGGAAAGTTTTTGCGGTTGTATTGCCTTGATGCAGCACAGAATCAAGAACTTGCAGAGGGCGTTTATTTGTCTGCATTCCCTAACACTGCATCCGGTGTAGGTCTTGACAGGTTGTGTCCGCTTGTTGGCATTTCACGGAATCCGGCTACATATGCACGTCACAATGTAACGATTATAGGGACAGCAGGTGAAACGGTAGAAGCCGGATTTTTAGTTGCAGCAGGTGAAATCATTTTCCATACTACACAAGATTATACAATTGGTGATGATGGAACTGTATCTGTAATTGTAGAATGCAATGAATCCGGTACAGTTGGAAACGTAGAAATAGGAAAAATCAAAGACATTGTAAATCCGAACGCAAATGTCAAGAGCATTCTGCATACTGATATTGAAACGATAGCGGATGACTTTGAAACAGACTATTCTTTACGAACACGATTTTCACAAGCGTTTTCTACTGTAGGCAGCAGCACCTTAGAAGCAATCAGAGGTGCTATTTTGCGTGTAACTGGCGTTGAATCAGTACTGATTCTTGAAAATGATACAAACATTGTAAATGAAGCTGGTGTTCCTGCACATAGTTTCCGTTGCTATGTTCTTGCACCGGAAAGCCTAAAGCAAGAGATTGGAGAGGCTATTTTCAGTAAAAAGCCTATTGGTGTCGGTACGGATGGAACGGAAACAGTAACAACGACTGATATAGGTGGTGGAACGCATACAATCAAGTTTTCATGGACTGAAACAGTCGGTATTCATGTAAGGTGTACGCTTGTTACAGATAGCAATTTTTCAGATGAAAAGCTACAGGAAATCAAAGACAACATTGTTGAAAAGCTGTCGAGATACGGAAATGGTCAAGATGTTACTGCATCGTCATTGTATGCAGATGTTTACGTTGACGGTGTAACAGACGTAACGGTACTTGAAATCAGTCCAGATGGTTCAATCTATGGAACATCTGTGATAGATATTAACGACCATCAAGTAGCACGTACAACAGATGCATATATTGAGGTGACAGTACAGTGAATAGAGCGAAAGAACTATCAGATGCTTATGCAAAGAGCATAGACAGCAATAACTATAAGCTGTTGCAAATGCTCAATCTGATATGCCTTGATTTCAACTGTGACCTGTTAAAGATATTTGATTCAAGGGACTTGAATTATGCTGTAGGAAAAACGCTTGACAGATACGGTGAAATGTTAGGTATTTCAAGAGGAAAAGCAACAGATGACCAATACCGTATAAACATCATCGGAAAAATCGGACGGCTTACAACAGATGGCAGCTGCAACGATACAATAAATCGTATAGCAGATATTGTCGGTGAAACTCCCGAGAAAATCTCGATAGTTGAAAATGATATGTCTGTTGAAATTCGTGGGCTTTCTATGGAATCACTTGAAAAAAGCGGATACAGCAGTGAAGAAGTGACAGAAATCATAAAGGAACTGCTCCCTATTTGCGTATCGCTTGAATATACGAAGTATGCAGGTACTTTGCTTGTTATGGGTGAGATTGGAACGTATGAAGAAACATATACCGATGCAACAGGCACAGAACGTACAAGAAAGTATACAGTATCTTATGATGAAAATGGGAACTATCAATATTTTCTGTATGACCACAATCCGACAACGCCTGAGTACATAAAAACAGCAGCAAGTTCAAGTTATGATGAAAAATATCCTACATTGCAACATGCTTGGTACTTAGGAATGCTGTCTATTGCTACAGGCAGAAGCAATGAAAGAGATAACTACGATTCCAAAAAGCACGACATAGGATTATCAGGAAAAGGTGAAGTTCCTATCAATCACACTATGTATGATGATAACGGTGTTCAATTGCCGAGCATGGAATCAGTAGGATTGTTTTCTGACAATGGTACATTTGATGGCGGTTCTCTTGGTATTTTAAGCGGTGAAGAATGGTATGGAGGTGCATAATGAGTTATACATTTACAAATAAACCTTTCCAGTGGGACAAGTCAGGAACAGACCCTACACAATATGAATCAGCTTTAGGATTGCAAGGCGGTATGGCGTTACCTGCTTCTTTTGTCAATCAGCAATGGAAAAGAACATACCTTGCAATCAAAGAGATACAAGAGGCAATCGAAAACGGCGATATTGGTGTAAATGATGATACTGTCATTGGAAACTCAATCACTGTTGGTAGTGGGCATTCTGGAGCAGGAACTTACTATGCGTTGTTTGGTGCGAACAATACAGCGAATGACTATAACACAGTTGTCGGTAAAAGCAGCAAAACACCTACTGCATCCGGTGCTGCATTAAATACAGGTGATTTGTTTGTAGTCGGGAACGGTGTACAAGGAAGTGCAAAGTCAAATGCTCTGAGAGTTACAGCAGCAGGTGATGTAATGGGCGTGAAAGCTTACACATCATCTGGTGCAGACTATGCAGAATCGTTTGAATGGGCTGATGGGAATCCGGACAATGAAGATAGACGTGGTTTGTTTGTCACGTTAGAGGGCGAAAAGATACGTCTTGCAAATGCAAATGATGATTACATTGCAGGTGTTGTATCTGCAACGCCTTCTATCATTGGTGATGCTTGCTCTGATGATTGGAAAGGAAAGTATGAAACAGATGTATTCGGTGCAAGAGTACTTGAAAATGGTGCGTACAAGCTGTCAGATGCGTTTGACATTGAAAAGGATGATAACTATACAAGCCGTTTAGACCGTCCTGAATGGGCTGCTGTAGGGCTTATAGGAAAGCTTATCGTAGTAGATGACGGTACTTGTAAAGTGAACAAGTACTGCTATCCGTCAAAAAGCGGTGTTGCAACAAGTTCAGAAACAGGTTATAGAGTTCTGTCAAGAATTGATGAGACACATATCAAAATACTTTTTAGATAATTTGTGAAATTTATACAAAAGATTTTGTGAATTATGTCAATATCATTTTTGAACAGAAATGAATATAATTATATAAATACGATTAGGCTAACGCTGAAACGCCTTAAAGGTTCAGCAGAAAGTGAAAGGTTATGTATTACTACGCATACGTAAACAACGATGACATTTGCACAACCATTTATGCGTTGCCTGACCCGATCAGTGGTTCACACTACATTGAGATTCCGGACAACTACGAGTTCCTTATTGGTCAGCGTTACAACAGAACGACACAGGAATTTGAGGTGCTGTATTACTATGCAGTGCTTGATAGCCGTGCTGTTGTTACTGAGACTGTTTATTACACTGAGGAACAACAGACAAGCGACACGCTGCGTTCTATCACATTCCAACAGTATCAGACGGTAACAGGGCTGTACTGGAACGGAACGGACTATGTAACACCGCCTATCTCTGTTTTGGCTGTTGCAAGTACAGACGAAATCAATTACAAGACTGCTGACAAGTGGCTGTCTACCCATCTTGATGAAATGCAAGAGGATATTGACAATAACATGGATGACATTGCAACGATTACATCAAATCTTGCAACTGTTGTAACTAATCTGACAACGGTAAGTGAAAGCTTGTCATCTCTTACTACAACTGTTGCAGGAAAGGCAGATGCATCACATACACATAGCATTGATGATGTTTCAAACCTTTCAGGTACTATCAGTTCCATTCAGACAACATTAGATGGAAAGGCGAACAGTTCGCACACTCACACAGCGGATAGCTTGTCAGGCGTTGTAAAGACAATCAATGGTAATGTACCGGATGCAAGCGGAAACATCATTGTTACAAGCGGTGGCATGACTGCATTGGAAATCCTTGATTCCATTAAGACTGTAGATGGTTCTGACAGTGGTCTGGATGCAGATAAGCTTGACGGACTGGATTCAACGGCTTTTGCAGCGGCTAATCATACGCATACAGAGTATGCAGCAACAACACACAATCATGATTCTGCTTATGCTGCACTGAACCATACACACGATGGGTATTTGACGGATGATGACCTTGCAGACTATGCAACAACAACTGCTATGAATGCAGCACTTGCAAGCAAGGCAGACAGCACACACAATCATGATACAGCGTATGCAGCTATCAATCATACGCATAGTGAGTATGCAGCAGCAAGCCATACGCACAGCGAGTATGCAGCTACAAACCATACACATGATGGCTATGCAACCGTTGCAAGTGTAACCGCTGTTGAAACTGCTCTTTCTGGTAAAGCTGACAGCACACATAATCATGATACTGTATATGCAGGAATCAATCACACGCACACCGGATATGCAGCAGCAGATCATACACATTCTGGGTATGCAGCAGTAGACCACACGCATTCCGGTTATGCAACATCTGATAGTGTTTCAGCTATTGAAAATTCTCTTGATAACAAGGCAAATGCAAACCATACACATTCCATTGATGATGTTACAGGTCTTTCAACTGCACTTTCTGGAAAGGCTGATACATCTCATACTCATTCAGAGTATGCAGCAGCAAGCCACACACATAGCGGTTATGCAGCTGTAGACCATACACACAGCGGCTATGCATCATCAAGTCACAATCATTCAACATTGTCTGGAACTGTAAACATTACAGGTGCTATTAAGTCAAACAGCGTACAAGTTGGATATAACAGCGGCAGCGATACTACTTTAGGTAGCAACAGCTATCCTACAATCGTTGCAGGTACTCAGGTCACGCTGAATGGTGAAAAGGTGTACTCACCTAACATCTATCCGAGAAATACAGGTACGTTCTATCTTGGTGCACAGTCAAACCGTTGGAGCGGCATTTATTCAAAGGTTGCAGTAAACGTAAGTTCTGACGAACGCTTAAAGACAAACATTGTAAATGCTGATTCTGAAAAGCTGATTCGTTTCATCAATGGGCTTGACGTTATAAATTACAGATACCTTGACGATGACGAAAAAACAGACAGAATCGGTCTGATTGCACAGCAGGTAATCAATGCAGACCCTGAAATCTCAAAGTACTTTGTAGAGCAGGGCGATGACGGCTATTACAGTATGCGTCCGGCTGACCTTGTATTTCCTCTGATTGAGGCTGTAAAGGAACTGTACAAGATTGTTTCTAACAAGTAATGTATCAAAATATCATAGTGGAAAAGGCGTGCAATGTGTACGCCTTTTTGCTATTTGAAAAGGTAGGTATCACATATGTCTGCAAGTCAGATTTTAACAATCATCATTTCAATTGTAAGTGCAAGCGGAATCTTGGGAATTGGAACACGTGCAATTCTTGCACGGCTGCAAAGTCAAGAATCAAAGCAAAAAGCCTTAGGTTTGGGTGTGCAAGCCCTTTTAAGAGACAGAATGCTGCATAGCTATAACAAGTATACAGAGTTAGGCTATGCACCTGTATACGCAAAGGAAAACTTTGAAAATATGTATCAGCAGTATCATGAATTAGGCGGTAACGGTGTCATGACAAAGTTGCACGTTGAGTTCATGGAATTGCCAACAAACAAGGAGGAATAAAAAATGCGTAGAGATTGGAAAACATGGGCAAAGGCAGCGGCGATCAGAGCAGTGAAAACAGTTGCACAGACGGCAATTGCGACAATTGGTGTGTCTGCTGCAATGACGGATGTAAACTGGATTTATGTAGGTAGCACTTCCCTATTGGCTGGTGTGCTGTCTGTATTGACAAGCATTGCAGGATTGCCGGAAATCGAAAACTAAAAGAAAGGGTGCATTCATATGTCTGTAAAAACATATGCAAGCAGTGACAAAACTCAACTTTCAACTCATTTCAATGTGCAAGAGTTTAAGTGCAAATGTGGAAAATCACATGATATTTTAGCATCAAGCGAATTGATTGACAAATTGGAACTACTGTATTCTGCATTGAATTGCAGCAAAATCATTGTAAACAGTGGCTACAGATGTACTATGCATGATAAGAATGTAGGTGGTACAGGCAGCGGACAGCATACGAAAGGAACTGCTGCTGACATTGTATGCTATGGTCAAGATGGAAATCCGATCAGTAGCAAAAAGGTATCATGCAAAGCACAGGACATCGGCTTTACAGGAATTGCAAATATCACGTCTGCTTACACTTCTACTCATGTAGACGTTCGTACAGGTAAAAAGTGGTATGGTGATGAGACAAAAGGCACAAATACAGTTACAGATGATTTCTACAAATACTACGGCATCTCAAAAAACACAGATTCTGAAAAAAACGATGTTATTTTCGGCATTGACGTTTCAAAGCATCAAGGAAATATAAATTGGTCACATGTAAAAGCAGACGGTGTAAAATTTGCTATCATCAGTGCCGGATACGGTAAAGAGTTATCTCAAAAAGATAGCCAGTTTGAAAACAACTATGCCGGATGCAAGTCAAATGGTATTCCATGTGGCGTATACTGGTACAGCTACGCTAAAACGGTAGCAGAGGCAAAACAAGAGGCACAGGTGTGCTTGCAAGTGATTGCAGGAAAAACACTTGAATACCCTGTTTATTTTGACTTAGAAGAGCCGTCACAGTTTGCACTTGGAATGAAAGCTTGCAGTGACATTGTACAAGCATTTTGTGACGAAATTGAAAAAGACGGATACTATGCAGGACTGTACTGTAGTACTTACTATCTTACTAACTATATCAGTGACAGCATAAAGAAAAGATACTCTGTCTGGGTTGCACAATACAATGACAAATGCACCTATACTGGCAATTATGGTATCTGGCAAAAGTCAAGAGAGGGCAGCGTTTATGGTATCAGCGGAGATGTAGACATTGACGAATGCTACATTGATTATCCTACTGTAATCAAGAAAGCAGGTCTGAACGGATTTTCTGCATCAGATGTTCCAGACAAAAATGTCGGAAAGACAGAAAATGATACTGGTGATACTGATTCTGGTGATACTCTTGAACAGATTTTGCAACACGTAAAGTCTATTGATGAAAAAATGGGTTGACAAATAAAAGAAGAAATGGTATAATATAAAAGAAGCAGTTTTTGAGTTTGTTTTTGCCAGATGAAAAACGCACTGGCTGTTAAAGCATTGCCACAGTGCGTTTCTCATCACTAAATTTAATAAGTAATAGAACCCTGTGCACCTCTATACTATGTGTCCCATGCAGGGGCTTTTAAAGAACGCTCACCTTTTCCGGTGGGCGTTTATTTTTTTGTCTTTCTATACCGCTACTGTTGCACAAAATGCACAAAAACAGCATTGAAACTTTGTGCATTCTGTCAATTGATTTTTGTACCGCAATTGTGGTATAATATAACTACAGTAAAGGACAGGTCAAAAGACCAGAAAGAAAGAGGTTTTAAAAATGAAAGAGTATGTCGCATCTGTTACATTTGAAGGTAAAATCCAAACCATTACAAGAGAATACGATCGCAAAAGCGATTTTTACACCGACCTCAGAGGTAATGGTTACAGAGTAAGATTCATCTCAACACCTGAAAAATTTGACGAAGATTGTGAAAAATATCACGAAGCATGTGAACGTAACAAATACGTTAAAAAATTACAATACGATTCGTATAAAAAATCCGCAGAAAGAATGAACATGACGATTAAAGAATACAAAGCTTGGCTGAAAGCATAAACCACAAAACAACTGCTGACCTATCGGCATGACGGGGGCGGTGTGGCAGCACCGCATTGGTAACTATCTTGTATATTTGTCTTTATACTACGCTTCTGAGCCGTTGAGCGTATCAGCGGCATCCCAGCCCGTAAGGGTAAAAAATATTTTTGAATGGAGCATTTGAAAAATGAAAAAATTTGAATTTACGACTGAAAGCATCGAAGTGGACGGAATAAAGCTGCACCGGATAAAAGCTCTGGTCGATTTAGGAGATGTAAAAGCTGGAGAGCTTGGCGGATATGTAGAAAGAGAAGATAACTTGTCGCAATCTGGCAATGCTTGGGTATGTGAAGATGCTCGTGTATGTGGCAACGCTCTTGTATGTGGCAATGCTCGTGTATTTGGCAACGCTCTTGTATGTGGCAATGCTTGGGTATGTGACGATGCTCTTGTATGTGGCAATGCTTGGGTATGTGACGATGCTCGTGTATGTGACGATGCTTTAGTATGTGGCAACGCTATTGTATGTGGCAATGCTCTTGTATGTGACGATGCCGATTATATCTGATTAAAATGGTTTGGTTCTCGCAATCGTAGCACAACAATGTTTAAGGAAAAAATACGAACGCTTCTGAGCCGTTGAGCGTGATCAGCGGCATCCAACATCCAGAAATGGCAACAAAAAATGAAAGGAATGGTAACATGAAAACACCAAACATGAAAGGAATGGGATTCCCTGTTCTGATTTGTGCATTGCTTGCTGCACTGCTTTTTTGTGGAGTGCTGTCAGGTGATGTCACTGTAAAGGATGCAAATGGTAACATTGTAAACGTTATAGGCTGAGAAAGGAAACAACATGTACACGGAAAAAGAAACACAGTTTTACCCTACGCCGGAAAGCCTTGTATCGAAAGTGTCAAGGCTTATTCAGCATAGAGAGGATGGAAAAGGTCTTGCAGTGCTTGAACCGTCTGCCGGAAAAGGTGACTTGCTGAAAGCACTGAAAATGAGAAACTGCAAATGCAGCATTGTGGATTGCTGTGAGATTGACAAAAATCTGCAATCTATCTTGAAAAGCAAACACTATAACGTTGTAGGATATGATTTCCTGCAACTCAACTCATACACACAGTATGATTTGATTATTATGAATCCACCTTTTTCAGACGGTGATAAGCACCTGTTGAAAGCTATGGAGATGCAGAAAAACGGCGGTCAAGTTATCTGCATTCTGAACGCTGAAACGCTGAAAAACCCTTGCACTGTATATCGACAAGACCTGCTCCAAAAGCTTACAGATTACAATGCAAGCATTGAATACGTTGATAATGCATTTTCTCATGCAGAACGCAAAACAGATGTTGAAATTGCTATTGTAAATGTGGTTATTCCACGTGTAGAATATACAATGGATATGTTCAACAATTTAATTGCAGGTGACGAGTTTAAAGAAACATATGGTGCATACAATAACGCACAGCTTGCAACAAACAACACGATTTCAAACGTATTGAAACAGTACAATGATGAATGCAGAATGGGTCTTACACTGATCGATACGTTTGAGAAAATGAGTTCTATTATTCCAGGATACGATGATAGAAAGGAAAGCAGTGGTATTATACGAATTAGTATAATCAGTTCTGAAAAAGATGATTCCATGTCACAAAAGAACCTTTTCATACGTCAGCTACGGTTCAAGTATTGGAATATCCTATTTCAGACAAAAGAACTGTCAAAGCTGTTCACTGAAAGAGTTAGAGCACAATTCAGTATGCGTATACAGGAAATGAGGTCGTTTGACTTTACTGCCGAAAACATCCGGCGGTTATATGCTGAATTGTCTGCTGACTTGTCAAGCAACATAGAAGAAGCTATCTTGTATCAGTTTGACAATCTTTCATATCAGAACAGCATGGACAAAAACAGTAACATCCACTATTACAACGGATGGAAAACGAACAGTGCATACCGTATCAACAAAAAGGTCATCATTCCGTGTTATGGATTGCATGAAAGATGGTATTGGTCTTTCTACAATGCAAGAGATATTCTGTGCGAACTTGAAAAGATATTTACATATCTGGACGGTGGAAAAGAAGATGGAAAAAATATGGATACTATTTTATATGAGTTGAACTCACATGAATACAACGGTGAAAGAATCCATGCAAAGTACTTTGACATTGAATTCAAGAAAAAAGGAACTATCCACATCTGGTTTACCAATGAAGAGTTGCTGAAAAAATTCAACATTTTTGGTGCGAACAAAAAAGGATGGTTGCCGAATGATTACGGAAAAAAGAAGTACTCAGATATGTCAAAAGAAGAGCAGGACGTTGTACAATCATTTGAGGGGGTAAAGCAGTATGAAGATACGTGCAACAATAGCCGATTCTATTTTGGCGGTGTACAGTTGCCTGCTATCGGAATGAGCGAATAACTACACACGAAACGAGGCAAAAGATATGGCATTACAAGAGCAGAGAAAAAAAGCAGGATTTTCACAAAGTGAACTTTCTGCTGCATCAGGCGTAAAGCTTAGAATGATACAGCATTATGAAAGAGGATACCGTGACATAAATTCAGCACGGTTGGAAACACTTTGCAATCTTGCAATTGCTATGCATTGTAAAGTGCATGACATTATCACAGACGAAAATCTGAAAATCAAGCTGAAAAAGAGCACATAATGAAAAAGAGCAGTCCCCTATCAAAAAATAGTGGGGCTGCTTTTTTCTATGCAGATGAACTTATACAAAACTCACAAAAACGTATCGGAAACTTTGTGTATTTCATCAATTGAAATTATACCACAAATGCGGTATAATATAAGTACAGAAAGGGAAAGAAAAAACCCAGAAAGAGGTAAAAAAAATGAACGAATACAAAATCAGAGTTGAATTCAATGGAAACAAGACAGAACGGCGAACATACACAATTTTGGCAGACAGCCCATTTGAAGCACGTGAATCAACTGATAAATATCTCAGAGAGCAGTTTGGCAGCATCAAAAACTTCTATTGGTGCATCATTTGGGTCAAGTAAATAAATAAATCAAACATGCTGACCTATCGGAAAAACGTGTAGTGTACGAAAGTTCCACCTTGCAAAAATAAAATAGGAGTGATTAGAATGATTGAATTAGGACTCATTTTGATGTCAAGAGGAATCAGCAATGAAGTTGCAGACAGCAGTTTATTTGCAAAAGAGGTTATGTCATGCATTGAAAGATATGCAAGTTGTGACTGGGGCGATGTGAGTGAGGATGACAAAATGTTGAATGATGAAGCAATTGAAACAGGTGACAGAATCCTTGCAGCATACGAAACACTGAAAGGTCGCATCTGGATTTTGACAGAGGCAGACAGATCGGCAACAACGATTCTGTTTCCAGATGAATATTAAGCGATAAAAAAGAAAGAGGAACTGAAAAAGTTCCTCTTTTTGTTTGTTCAAAAGTTTGTTGTAACTATACTTGTCCAAATGGTCTTGTATAGTTACAACATACCGCTATCATAAAAAAATAACGGTATGGTTTCCCTCTCTATCCATAATAATTCTGTCTATGATGGTTCTCCATGCTGCACGCTTATCAATGCGAGAAAGTGAACCGTAAATATCAAGTATATCAGATTGCAAGAACTCTTTGATATGCGATACATCTTTTATTTTAGTCTGCTTTTCAAGTTTAGCAAGCTTGTTTTCAAGTGCTGTATAGTCCCTGTCATATTCTTCTATCTTTATACGGTTTTTCTGGAACATATATGATAGTCGTTCCATTTCCTCAATGATTTCTGCCTTGTTCCATATGTTTGTACTCATAGTTTCGTTTTGTATCTCAATTTCAGCAACGTATTTTTCAAGTTCAGGCTTTATTCTTTCAAGCAACCACTTTTCAATTTTCTTTTCCGAAAACACACGGTTGAAAGTACAGTGTTTTTGCTTATGGCATTTGTCGCATCTGTAGTACTGGTACTCTTTACCGCCTTTTTTCTTGATATTGATAACAGATGTCAGTCTTCCATTACATTCAGGGCATTGAAGCAATCCGGTGAAAATGTAAACTCTGCGTGTTTTAGGTGTCTTTGTATTCTTGCTTTTCTTTATTTCTTGAATTCTATCAAATGTTTCCTTGTCAATGTAGGCAGGACAATAGTCATCCACTCCCCTGTAATATCCATAGTAGTATGAGTTTGATAGCATTCTTGTTATTGTGTGATAGTTCACTTTGAATCCGTATTCATGGTTCATGTAATACGTTGCACCTGACACAGAATTATGAATCAAGAAATGTTCAAAAATAGCGTTTACGGCATCCTCTGCTGTTTCATCTTTTATGATGCACTTTGTACCATCCGGATTTTTTCCTATCTTGTATCCGAGCGGCTGAGTACCTGAGATAGGCTGTTTCTTTTTCACTTTGTGTTCAAATGTAAACTTGATACGGTCGCTTGTTCTGTCTGCCTCTTGTTCCGCAAAAGAAAGCATCATGTTTATTTTGAATCTACCATCAGACGTTGTAGTATCATAGTCTTCTGTAATGGCTTTCCATCCTGTGCTATTTGCATCAAGTATCTGCTGTGTGTTGTGATACTCTGCAACCGATCTGAAATATCTATCAAGCTTGATAAAGATAATCAGGTCTATTTCATCTTTCTGTACGTCTGCAAGCATTTTTTGCAATTGTGGTCTATTCTTTACTTTCTTTCTGGCAGATACACCTTCATCAATATACCAGTTCACAATTTTGTGACCTTTTTCATTTACCCATTCTGTCAATTTTTCCTTTTGTGCTTCTATTGAATATCCATGCTTTACTTGTTCGTCATGAGATACACGAACATAAGCAGCTATTCTCAATACCCTTTTCATTTTTCCTGTTTCCCCCTATTGCCTATTCTGGATTGTTGTTTTATTATGATTCTGCAAATAATACAAAGGTGGTGCACAATGCAATGAATAGATTTATTGAATCTGTAATCAAGTCGGCTGCAAAGCGTGAAGGCGTGAATGTGAAAGTGAAAGTAAATAAGCGTGATTCTGATAATCTATAAAGCAAGTCAAGGAAGCCTATTAGCTGTAGACTTCCTTTTTTCTATTCTATAGATAGATACAGTTTCATCAACTCTTTATACAGCCTTTCTTTATCCTCTTTATTCACTTTGTCACTCTCGAACACTTCTTTTGCTCTGCTTAGTAAGTCAAACACTTCATCTTTTGTGGCTACGCAGAAATAGTCAAGTCCTACTCCAAAGAAATCAGCGATAGATTCAAGTTCTGGCAAGTGAGGTACACGCCGACCAACTTCATAGTTACTTATTGTTGACCTGTTCAAATTCAACTTATCAGCAAGTTCTTGCTGTGTCATCTTTCTCCCCTTTCGTAATGTCTTTAGCTTTTGTGCTATTTCATTTTTCAAAATTTCGTCACACATCCTTCTATAATTTTTCGCAACCATGTTGTTTTAGTGTGTTAAAGTTGATAACAACAAATAACATAGTACTACAAAAAAGTTGCATTGTGTATCATTTGCAGTAAATTTATTATACAGCATTGATGGCAAAATGCACAAATTTTTGATTCAAATTTTGTGAAAAATGCGAATTGAAAAAGCAAAAAAAACGCAGTATAATTAGTACATAAACAGAACACCAGTTCGCAATGTTGCAAAACCGATTTTATTTTCTGGCAATTGTGACACTACGAAACAAAAGGCGGTCTGTTTGTTCGAAAACATATCAAAAAGGTGGTGAGTATTGTGTTGCCGAGAAAACGGACAGCTTTGAAAGTGTTCCGTGTAAAAAACAACCTTACGCAGCAGCAAGCTGCTGAAAAGATTGGCATTACAAGAAACAACTACATTCCGATCGAATACGGAACAAGAGCCGGAACAATAAATTTTTGGACAAAGGTTCAAATGGCTTTTAACATTCCGGATTCAGAAATGTGGGGACTTATCAAGTATGACAACATGGAGAGTGACAGCAATGAAGAAACGTAACATTCGCACAATGAATCTCAGAATCAGAACTGAGAGAGAAAGCAAGGGAGATGTTGCAAATGCATAAGTATGATTTGTTACTTGCTGAACTTGCGGAGAAAGCAAAAAAAGAGCCTGCTGTTGCAGAAAGAGTGAGAAAGATGATTTCTGCAATGGAAAAGTGGAAGGAAGGAAATTGAAATGGCATACAAAAGATATTTTTCGTTTGAAGTGTTAGAAGCACTTAAAGACAAGAAAGAACTTTATGTTCTTGACAAACTCAACGTAGATGTTAAGAACCTAATGGAGATGTGTGTTGAAGAATTGATGTGGGTTGTAAGAGCAGCAGAGACAGACACAGACCGCTTTTTGTTCTGGGAAATTGTAAATGGTGATGAAAATGAGCAAGAATGAATTGATTGTTGTTCAGCAGTTGCCTATCATTGTTGAACATCTTGAAAAGGTAAAGGCAGCAGTAGAAGAACAGGTGCATAATTCAACTTCACTCATATGCACTGAGGATACTGTTAAGGACGTAAAGAAAGCACGTGCAGAACTGAGCAATCAGTTTAAGACATGGGAAGAACAGAGGAAAGCAGTCAAGCAAGCCGTTATGCAACCGTACAACGATTTTGAGGCTGTTTACAAGGACTGCATCACAAATACTTATAAAAGTGCTGATGCAGCACTGAAAGCAAAAATTGACGATGTAGAAAGAGAACTGAAAGAAAAGAAAGAACAGGAAATCAGAGAGTACTTTGCAGAGTATGCACTCAGCAAGAACATTGATTTCGTTACATACGAAAATGCAGGAATAAATATTACACTTTCAGCAAGCTTGAAAAAGCTTAAAGAGCAGGCACGTTCTTTTATTGACCGTGTTTGTGAGGACTTAGCGTTGATTGAAATGCAGGAACATTCAGCGGAAATACTTGTTGAATACAAGCAGTCTTTGAATGTATCTGCTGCAATCGTAAGTGTCAATGAACGTTTGAAAGCAATTGAAGCAGAGAGAGAAAGACGGAAACTTGAATCTGAAAAGCAGAAAGAAGAACCGGAAAAGCCTGCTCCAGAACCAGTTATTTCAGCACCAAAGGTTGTAGAACCAGATCAGGAATACACACTAAAAATCAGTGTAACGGCTACAAAACCAATGCTGAAAGAATTGAAAGCTTTCCTTGATGAAAAGGGGTATAAGTATGAGTGAGAATGCGATGATGGAAAACGTATATACAAAGCTGCAACACATCCAGTCAGAATTGAAAGTACCTAAAGGACAGACGAACAAGTTCGGCGGCTACAATTACCGTTCTTGCGAGGATATACTTGAAGCTGTAAAGCCGTTCCTTGAAAAGTACAGCGTTGTCCTTACAATCTGTGATTCGCTTGAAATGTGTGGCGAATGGCATTACATAAAAGCTATAGCAACATTAACCGACACTGAAAAAGGTGGTAGCATTTCAAATACTGCATATGCAAGAGAGGCAGCAGATAAGAAAGGCATGGATGTGTCACAAATAACTGGGGCAGCAAGTAGCTATGCAAGAAAGTATGCACTGAACGGTCTGTTCTGCATTGATGATACAAAAGATGCGGATGCAACGAATGCAGGTGAAACAACGTATTCAACGAGCAGAAACAACGGAAACAATGCACATGCAATTTGCAGCAAATGTAAAAAGAAAATCAGCGGAATAAAAAAATCTGACGGTACACTTTTACAGCCGGAGCAGGTCGCAGCACTCACAAATGGATTATGCTACAAGTGCTACATGGCAGCACAGCAAGCCGCACAGGATGCAGCAAAGACAGTGAACATAAATGATTTATAATATCATTTCAACTGGTTCACATGGAAACGCTGTTGTTCTAAACGACAACATTCTTATTGATTGCGGTGTTCCATTCAAGGCAATTTCATATATAAGAAAGAATCTGGATGTTGTTATTCTTACACATATCCATTCAGATCACTTCTGCAAATCGACAATAAGAAAACTTGCAATGGAACGCCCAACATTAAGATTTGCTTGCTGTGAATGGCTTGTAGATGACTTGAAAGATTGTGACGTAAAAAACATAGATGTTATGCAGGTAGGAAAAACATACGACTATGGAAAGTTTCAAGTCTCCCCTATAAAGCTGTATCATGACGTAGAAAACTGTGGATGGCGTGTATTTGCCGGAAAAGAAAAAGCAATATACATGACTGATACCGTAACACTTGATGGGATAGATGCAAAAGATTATGACTTGTACCTTGTAGAAGCAAACTACACGGAAAGAGAGATGCAAGAAAGAATCTTAGAAAAGCAACAGTCTGGAGCGTACATATATGAGAATCGTGTATTGAGAACACATCTTAGCAAAGAATCATGTGATGCATGGTTGATTGAAAACATGGGAGAAAACAGTGAGTTTTGCTATCTGCACCAACACAAAGAAAAGGAGAAAACAAATGATTAAGGTACTTATAACTTTTATTGGAGCAGGTGCTATTGCAGTATTCACGATGGCACTCATGGATGCAGCCGGAAAGGATGATGAAAGGAACGGTAGAAAGTGAAAGAAATAACTTTCAGCAAGAAAGACAAAATCAAGGTAATCGCTGAAACAGTATCATATCTTGATAGCTTAGAAGATTGTAAGCAATATGTGCTGACAATCAAGGAAAAGAAAAACAGGCGTAGCTTGAATGCCAACGCATACGCATGGACATTGCTTGACAAGCTTGCTGAAAAGACGAACATAGCAAAAACAGACCTTTACAAGAACTACATAAAAGAGATAGGCGGAAATTCTGACATTGTATGTGTCATGAATAAAGCTGTTGACGATTTGTGTGAGGGATGGCAGCATAACGGCTTAGGATGGGTTACAGACACAACAGCAAGCAAAATAGACGGCTGCACGAATGTGATTCTTTATTATGGCAGCAGCACCTATGATACAGCACAAATGAGCAGATTGATAAACCTTATTGTTCAGGATTGTAAAGAGTTTGGAATTGAAACACTGACACCGAATGAATTACAAATGATGTGTGATAAGTGGGGTGATTAAATGGACGATTTCAAAGAGTGCTTTCTTTGCCGTAGGAATGGCAGAGGTGACAGACTGGAACGTCATCATTAGGCACATTTTCGGTGCTGCAAATAGAAAGAAATCTGAAAAGTATGGATTAGTCGTTTATCTGTGTGGAAATCGCTGTCATAGGCTTGGTGAGTACTCTGTTCATCAAAATGCAGATGTTATGGAATACCTGCACAGATACGGTCAAGAAAAAGCCATGCAGGAACAAGGATGGACAACAGAAAAATTCATAAAAGAGTTCGGTAAGAACTACTTGTAGGAGGTACATATGGTTAAGTTTGAAAATGATTGCTGTGATTGCGGACTGCCTTGTAGTGGCTCTTGCAATCTCAGAAACGTTCCGCACTTTTATTGTGACGGATGCAATGAAGAAGTAGATGCCCTGTACGATTATGACGGCGGTCAATATTGTAAACATTGCCTGCTGCAAATCGTTCCGAAAGTGGAGGTAGTCAATGAATGAGAAATGTCTTCCCTATCGACTGAAAATGCTGAGAAAAAGCAATTCTGAATCACAAGAAAGCGTTGGTAAAAAGCTTTATCTTTCGCAGACAATAATCAGTCAAATTGAGAATGGCAATCGTGATGTTACAGCAGTAGAGCTTTCAATGTTAGCACAGTATTACAATGTATCTGCTGATTATTTGCTTGGTCTGACAGACTGCAAAGCAACTACGCATGATATGCGTATTGCATGTGAAATGACAGGTTTGAATGAAGAAGAAATTGAAATCATTCGGTACATTACAAGCGTACCGTTTGCAAGAGCCATGCTGAGAGGCATTATCTATGCTGTGCAAGATGGTGTATCACATAAAAAGTTAGAAAAACACTTGAAACAGAAAGGAAAAGAAAGTAATGATTAACAAAGTAATCTTGATGGGCAGACTGTGTGCAGACCCAGATTTCCGGCAGACACAAAACGGAATTTCTATTTGCAAGTTTCGGATTGCTATCAATCGGCAGTACTCAAACAACGGAGAACAGAAAGCAGATTTCATTCAGGTTGTTTGTTGGAAAAACACTGCTGAATTTGTAAGCCGCTATTTCCGCAAAGGGTCGATGATCATTGTGGAAGGCAGACTGCAAAATTCGGATTATACAGATGCAAATGGTGTAAAGCATTATTCAATGAATGTAAATGCAAGCAGCGTTTCTTTCGGTGAATCAAAAAAAGCCGCTGAGAACTCCCAGAATGCCGCACAACAGCCGCAAGGCGGTTATCAGCAAAATTATACGCAGCAGCCACAAAACGACTATACGCAGAAGCAAGGCGGTTATACTCAGCCGCAAAATTATGCACAGCCGCAAAGCGGCTATATGCAGCAGCAGGTTGGCGATCTGAGTGAATTTGAAGAAATTTTATCCGATGGAGATGTACCATTTTAACCATCTGAAAAGAAAGGATGCTTGAAAATGAATAGTGACTATGAAGAAGAAGTTTTTCCACTTGAAAAGTTCTGGAATGACATTCCGGTTGGAAAGAAAAATGCAGTCACCTACCCTACCCTGTGTGCTATGTGGGGATGCACAGAAAGAAAGGTTCGTAGCATTCTGCACGAACTTTCAAGATGGGACAATGGAGACAGTTACATACTGATTCGTAGCGGTAAAAGCAAAGGATTCTATCGAACAAACGATGATGCAGAAATCAATGCTTACAGGCTTGAATGTCTTGCAAAAGGACGTAGCATTTTCGCTCCTATTCGTAAGTGTAACAGAGTGCTTGCAATTGATAAAGACCAGCTTGCACTTGAAATGGAAGAATTGACAAGCTAAAGATAGCAGACTTTTTTATGTGATTGACGTGACACTTTGAAACATATTTCATTTTGTTGTTGTCTTGCTATCACAAACAATGGTAGCAAGACAAACAAAAAATTATATCAAAGTTTGTGCATTATGTCAATAGAAATTTGTGAAAAAACGTGATATAATATTATCATAACAAACTGAAAGGAGTTCCAGAAATGGAGAAACGTTACAAAACAGGGCAATTTGCAGCAATGCTCGGTGTAACGGTTAAGACATTGCAAAAATGGGATAGAGCCGGAAAGCTGAAAGCGAACCGGACTATAACTGGAAGGCGATATTACACCGATGAACACCTTGAGCAGGTCAAGAAAATGGAGCAGGAAAAAGCTACTCAAATTGAAAAGAACCGTCAGATGCATATGCTGCATGGAATTCATATGCTGAATGGAACGGATGTGGTTGAAAATGAATGAAGTTAGAAAACTGAAAAGGTCTGTTATCAAAGAAGAATATGTTGCAATAACAGGCGATTTCGTTAAGGCTGTCATTCTTAACCAATTTATGTATTGGTCAGAACGTGTAAAAGATTTTGATGAATACATAGAACAAGAAAACAAACGTGCTGAACAGAATGGAGATGATGTTCAAGAACTTACAGGTGGATGGATTTACAAGACAGGTGAAGAACTTTCAAATGAAACAATGTTAGGGCTTTCAACAGCAAGCATAAGAAAGCACATAATGGTGCTTGAGGAAAAAGGTTTCATAAGTGAAAGGAACAATCCTAAATACAAATGGGATAAAACAAAGCAATATCGTGTAAATCTTCTTGAAGTAGTTAAAAGCTTAGCTGAAAAAGGTTATTCGCTTGATGGCTACAGAACAGACTTTCAGTTTTTAATTTCAAATGCACCATTTTTAGAAAATAAAAATGGTAATGAAGAAACTAAAAAACAGACGAAAGAAACACAAAATGGAACTGGTGAAAACTCAACAGCAATACCAGAGATTACTACAGAGACTACTACAAAAACTACCTATAAAGGTATTAGGAAATCTGCAAGCAGATTTCAACCGCCAACTGTAGAAGAAGTCAGAGCATATTGTATTGAAAGAAGAAATTCTGTAGATGCAGAAAGGTTCGTTGACTACTATACAGCAAATGGATGGATGATAGGAAAGTCAAAAATGAAAGACTGGAAAGCAGCAGTAAGGACATGGGAAAGGAACAGCTTTAATAGCAGAAACAACAATGCACAAAATATCGCACCGGATGAACCAAATATCCTTGATGCGATAATGTAAGGAGTGAATAGAAGATGACATTAAAAGAAAAAGTAGCTGAAATGCAACCAGAACAATTAGAACCTATGATTGCAGGTGGGGTGCTACTATGTCCTTATAACTACCCCTATTTGCACATTGACACATGTATGAATCCAACTACGCCGTACAACTGGGACGAATGTGAAACTTGCTGGAATCGTGAGTACAAGGAAGAGGTGCAGGATGCGTAATAGAAAAATGACTGTCACGTTACGTGACGATGGTTTTGAACTTAAATGCAATGAAGGAATCACTGTCTTTGAAATAGTTGAGGTTGCAAGCAGCTTACTTTCAGAATGCATAGTGAGATCAAAAGAATACAAAAAAATTATGGATACGTTCACAACAAAATTGCAAATTAAGCTGTTTCAATCGAATTGTTGTGAAAGCGATGGGGATGATGAAAATGATTGAATACGTCATGATGGCAGGTATAGTTTCTTTTGTAGGCTATATGTTCTACAAGAGAAACAAGATGCTTGAAGAGAATGAACAGACGTATCAGGAACAGTCTGAGCAGGAATCATCAACATCAATGATTCCGGATGAAGCTGAAATCATTCTCGGTGAACTGACAGATTTGAGAGCAAGACAAGCAGAAGTGTTAGGGCATATTGAGGATATACAGCGTGGACGATATGTTGATGTAAGTGTAAAAAAAGAATATGGTGAATGCACAAAACTTTCACAGGAAAGTATTCTGCAAGCACTGAAAATGGAAGACAGAACGCTTTCATTAGAGATTCTCCAGAAAAGCCGTGAATTTTCAAAAATCATGGAACGGTGAGGAAAAACGGTGTGAAAAACGGTGTGAAAAACGGTGTGAAAAACGGATTTTTCATTTCTGGGGGAGTGGTTCGGGGGAGTGGTAAAAACGTCAGAGGAAGTGGTTCACAATGGTAAAATATTGTGAAATATGCGGTCTGGAAATATCTGATACAGATGTTGATAGCAAATATCGCTTTATTCGTGTGAAATATTGCGATCAATGCCGTGAAGCTGTAAGGAGACAGCAAAATAATGAAAGTATGCAAAGAAAGAGAAAGAGAGGTAAAGCAGATAGGAAAGTAGAAAGAGAAGAACAACTTTTATCAGATGCAAAGTATGTTCAAGAACGAAAGAAGAAAGCACGTGATTTACGAGAAGAACGCAGTTCAATTCGAGATGTTCCAACTGTAGAACAAGAATTGAGGCAGCAATTGAGAGATACGGAAAGAAAATTGAAATATTCAGAGATTCGATGCCATCAGTATTCATCTGATTATATCAATCTGGTTCGTAGAAATGAAAAGCTGGAAGAAGAATTGAAAAGATTAAATGAAAATCAATAAGAAAGAGGAAAAAAGCAATGAAACAGTACGGAAATACAATGGTGGTAGGTATTGACCACGGATACGGTAATATCAAGACGGCAAGCACTGTAACGCCTACAGGGCTTGTAGCATACGCAACGCCGCCAGCATTCGACAGCAACGTATTGCACGTTGACGGTATGTATTACCGAATTGGAGAGGGGCACAAGGCGTTTGTTTCCGATAAAACATCGGATAATGACTTTTATCTGCTCACACTGGCTGCAATTGCAAAGGAACTTGAAATTGCAGGTCTTACAATTGCCAATGTCCATATTGCGGCAGGTCTGCCGCTGACATGGGTGAAAACACAAAGAGAAAAGTTCCGTAAGTACATGCTGAAAAATGAAAGCGTTCAATTTGAATACAATGGTACAAGCTATAAAGTCAATATCACAGGATGCAGTGTTTTCCCACAGGGATATACTGCTGTGACTGATAGACTGTCAGAAATGAACGGCATGAACATGGTAGCCGACATTGGAAACGGTACTATGAATATCATGCAGATTGTCAATAGAAAGCCTGTAGAAAGCAAGTGCAATACCGAGAAAATCGGTGCAGAACAGTGCATGATTGCTTGCAGAAATGCCGTTATGGATGAATACGGTGTAAAGGTTGATGATTCCATCATTACTGAAATCATGATGAATGGAAACGCACCGATCAGCGAAAAGTATCTTGATTGCATCGTGAAGAAAATCAGTGAATATTTCACAGAAATCATGGATGCGTTGCACAGATACGAATATGATTCAGGATTGATGAAATTGTACGTTGTAGGCGGTGGTTCTTGCATATTCAAGAACTTTGGACGGTATGACAAATCAAGAGTAATCGTTATTGATGACATTTGTGCGACTGCAAAAGGCTATGAGAGCCTTGCACACGCCATTTTAAGCAAGAATGGTTAAGTCATTGTGTGTCAGGTTCAACCTTGACAATGAAGCGGATAGAAAGGCGTGGGAAACCGTTCACAGCGGAAATAAGTCAGCAAACCGCATGATTATTGATGCTATAAACAATAGCGGAAATGATAGCGTAGCTGAAACAGTAAGAAGTGTTCTGAATGATTTCTTTTCTGGAAAACAGGTTTCAATTCCTGCTCCAGAAAAGAAACAGGAAAAAGAACTTGACTTGAATGAAATTGATTTTGACTTTCTTGGTGGATGATACTGTTTTGATACAACATAAAAGTAACGGTATCTAAACGGTATCACCGCTTAGAATTGAAAAGGAGAAAATTATGATAAGTTCGATAAACAAAGTGCCTTACAAGCAACAAGTACATATTGCTTACAACATTTTCGTGAAAGGTAACACACGAAAAGAAGAGGGTGAAAAGAACGGCATTCATGCAAGTATCGTTCAAGAGATTGCAAGAAAATTCCGTGGAAATTTCAGAGATGCAGTGATGCGTGAATGGACAATTGACAATAACAGAATCTTGATTGCAGTAGAAAAAATTTTAAAAGAATGCTGGACTTACAATGAAACTGAAAAGTATTTTAACATAAACCATCAAAAGCTTGTAAGTTCAGTTCACAGATACCTTGAAGAAGGCATCTGCATTAAAAAGCCGACTTTTTCAGAAGAAGAACTTGCAGCAGAAAAGTTCTATTCGTGGAACGAAGATGATGTAAATGTTGATTTTGAAGAAGGTACTTATTTAAGAAGTGTGCAAAATAAGATTAAAAAAGGAAAGATTCCGATCTATGCACTGCAAAATCAAATTACAGGAAAGTTTGCTGCAACGATGCATGATGGAAATCTTGAAATGATGAAATTTCAAACGGCAAAGCAAGCAATACGATACAGGGCTAAACACAACCTTAGACCGGATGTGTTTTGCACGATTCTGTACGGATGGGAGGTTAAAAAATGATTGCTGAAAAGACAAAGGCTGCTGTTACTTATGCTGTTGAATCAGAATTGAAAAACTGCACCGCTGTTTATGACTATCAGTTTCATTCTTTGCATGAGGCGGAAAGCGTGCTGCTGGAGGAGTTGCAAGAGGTCAGCACGGAGCAGCGGAAAGTCTGGGATGGATGGAATCACCTGCACAAGTGTGTACGGGAAAACGATGTGGAACAGGCTGTCATCCTTGCAAAGGCGATGGAACAGGCGGCGGAACGGGTTATGATGGAATCGGCACAGGTTGCTGCGTGTGCAAAAAAGTTGCAGAGAGGGACTGTGATATGAAAAAGTTTGAATTGACAACGGATAGAATCGAAGAAAACGGAACAACTTTGTACCGGATTAAATCTCTAATTGATTTTGGAAATGTTAAAGCTGGTGATCTTGGAGGGTACATAGAAAGAAAAGAAAACCTGTCACAAAATGGCAATGCTTGGGTATACGGCGATGCTCGGGTATACGACAATGCTCGGGTATGCGACAATGCTTGGGTATACGGCGATGCTCGGGTATACGACAATGCTCGGGTATGCGACAATGCTTGGGTATACGGCGAT